AATGGTCCTGCTATAATCTATTATAACGAAAATGGTAATATACAATATGAAGCATATATCATCAATGGATCAAGACATAACAACAATGGTCCTGCAGTAATCAGCTATTTCGAAAACGGCACCATCAATGTAGAAGAATTCTGGATTAATGGCACAGAATTAGAAAAACTACAATTCTGGATTCATAAAAAGAACTTGGCTACTTCATAATATTATGGTATAATAAAAACATACCAATCATTTGAAGATGACATTATGAATAAACCAATCATAACCTATTACGACAATGGTAATATAAAATCTAAATCATATTTAATCAATGGATTAAGACATAACGATAATGGTCCTGCTTATACCAGCTATTGCGAGAATGGTAATATACAATATGAAGCATATATCATCAATGACCAATTACATAACGATAATGGTCCTGCATCAATCTATTATTCCGATAATGGTAATATAATATCTGAATCATATTGGATCAATGACATTCAACTCGAAAAACTACAATTCTGGATTCATAAACATAACCTACCATAAATTCCTAATAGCCTCTTCCTCACCCATTCCCCACTATACCCTATACCATTACCTATCTCTTTATTACTCTTTCCAAGTAACTTCCCTATCAATATCTCTCGATTATCTTCACTATCCATCATCCCAACTATATCTATTAATAATCCAGCATCATAATCATCATCCTCTAACTCTTCCACTATATCATCAATATCTTCATAATCCAATACAAGGTTCCTCTTTAAATATCTGTTCATACTATCTAATATATACATATGCGCGTAACTTATAAAACTTAGTCCATATGATTCATCATAATTACTCCTCGCTCTATATAACGATAATATCCCCTCATGTACTAAATCCATCCTCTCTATCGTACTAGGTAAATATCTATAACGATAACTTAACCTCTCTACATACCATATACTCTCTAATATCATCTCATATCCTTTATTATTTTTCTTAGTATACTATTATAGCACTTTTTCTTATTTTTATTTCCCTTTTTGACATCTTTATGATAATTTTTTTATCTTTATCATTATTTTTAAAATTTTAACCTTAAAAAACCTTTAAAATCAATAGGTTATATAAGGTGTTGATTTTAAAGGGAAAATGGTGGTCATTGAGGGCCTATAGTGTCGAGTCGAAACTAACCCATCCCTGACACTAGACTGCATAAGAATCGTTAAAAGAATGTTTGTATATAGTAAAAACAGTTGCTATAATGAATAAATAGAAATATGAGTAAACCATTCAAAGGTGAAATAACATTTCAGAGTCATAGTGTCACGGTAGAATTACTGGAAGATAGGATATATTGTTTCAAGCACAATGATACTAATTGTGAGATGAAGATATTTGATGATTTTGATACAATGATAGAATGGACGTTAGAACCATTTCCGAATATTAGGTATACATTGGTATTAGATAAGGAGGAATAATGTATCGAGTTATTAACACTATGGTAGATAGGATAGTAGAAGAACGATTAACCTATGAAGAAGCATTAGAGATTATGCATACATTAAATGATACACCTAATAGGAAATTAATAGCAAGGAGTTGGTATCAAAATATAGAACGAGAGTTATATAAAGATACTAGTGGTAATAAGATATATGGACCATATGTAATCAAGGTAGAATGATTATTTATTTTTTAGATATTCGATAGCAATATGACAAGCATCCTGATGAAGAGTGATGCCAGCATTTTGATATAGATATTCAATAGTAACATGATTAGATAATGCGGAACGATAAGGACGATCAGTAGACATTGCATCGACTATATCAGCGACAGCGATGATTTGAGCTTCTAGCATGATATTGGATATACCATAAGGATACCCTGAGCCATCAAGACGTTCATGATGTTGTAGAACGATATCAGCTAATGGGTATATCCACTTTATTTTTGATAAGATATCATAACCTAGAATTACATGACGTTTTAATAATGCTAATTCTTCATTTGATAATTTTCCAGGTTTAATTAATATTTCGATAGGTAGAGCGATTTTACCGATATCATGAACCATGCTTCCCCAATAGATAATATCTTTTAAAGTATCTGATAAGTTTAATTCATTACAAATATGAGTAGAGATAGTTGCCACATTTTCAGAATGAGTAAAAGAATAATAATCTTTTAAAGAGAAAGCATGTAATAAAGTTTCTAAGAATTGTTTTTGTTCTGTTAGTGTCATAGTATGGAGAGTTCCCGCTGCGGTATCTACATTATGTATTTATCCTGTATTTAATGGTTTCTTAATGTAGAGTTCCCGCTGCGGTATCTATGAAATGATGATATGAAACCGAAAGTAGTTGACAAATATTAAATATTGAGATAAGATAAAACATTGGAGGTGATAATAATGAAAAGGTTCAAAACAAGAGAACATCGAGTATTATTTTTATCTGGATTATATAAGCAGAAGATAGTAGAATCGAAGTTGGTATATAAACGAGAAAAGAAACATAGAGGAAAGAGTGATGACGAATAGATATGAATATATTGGCACAGAAGCTGGAGCCATTCTTATGGTGGATAGTAATGGGATGAAAGAATTATTTTCATGTGATAGTAATCCATATATTGACAAGGGTGATTTTTATGCATCATTAGGAACAACCTGTGATCGATTTTCATTTGATCAATTCATCAATAATGTTGAGTTGCCATGGTGGATGAGTATTAAGGGAACAGTTGAAGATAGTGGCGAAGGTTATGTAATTAATCCGGTTACTAGTATATATTGGTATGATAGTTCCCATGATGTATGGATCACTACTGCAGAGAACATGATGTATCATATTTTTAAATAGTATTGATTCGATATTATTGATAATGATATTCAATAACTATTGTGAATGATAATGATTATTGACTGATTATTGAATGATAATGATTCTTGTTATATATTAATTATTAAAGAGCGATACTAAATGGTAAGCACATATTGATGATATTGTCAAGTATTATATTTGAAGAATTCATTGTGTGATGTTCTCTTTTATGATACACATACTTTGGGAAAAAAGTCAATACTTGACAAAAAAATAAAAATGTGTATAATAACGTTGTGGGAGAATGGTTGTTATATATAAACGCGAAGCAGCCTTCCGGGACCTCCTGGACTCGTAGTCGGCATCACCCGTACATCCTCATTTAATTTCCTTTTACCCTTTCCTTTTAATCTGGGTATATTATTTCATATAATGCTCTAGATGTCAAGTGGTATTTTGAAAAAAATATTGCTAAAATGAATGATTGACAAAATGGGTTGATCATGTATACTATATTAAAACATCAAGATGAATTGGAGCAAATATGTTTGAGCATATTACGTATCGTATTATTGGACCATCTGACGGTAAGCAGCTTGTGAGTACTGGAAGAGAGAATGCTATAAAGGTGATGGATAATGTTATCACCAATGTAGAAACAGATGAAGAGATAATAGAGAGGATGCGTGTACGGTTTAATGTATTGGTTGACATGACCAAAGCGGTAAAGAAGGGTCATGTTAGATCGATGATTGTATCGGGACCTCCAGGAGTAGGCAAATCATTTGGAGTTGAACAAGAATTAAGTAAGAATAAACTGATAGCTGAATTGGCCAGTAATGAATCATTGAAAAAATATGATATTGTAAAAGGATCAATGACAGCATTAGGATTGTATGCTAAATTGTATCAATATAGACATGATCGTAATGTATTAGTGTTTGATGATTGTGATGAAATATTCTGGGATGTGGTATGCATGAATTTATTAAAGGCAGCATTAGACAGTTCTAGAACCAGAAGGATAAATTGGTTAGCTGATAGTAACATGTTGCGGAAAGAAGATATCCCACATTCATTTGATTTTCATGGTGGAATTATATTTATTACTAATATGGATTTTGAAAAAGCCAGTCCAAAAATGAAACCACATGTAGAGGCATTGGAATCACGAAGTCATTATTTAGACTTGACAATTAAGACAGAACGTGAGAAGATGTTAAGAATAAAGCAGATAATCATGGATGGAATGTTAGATGATTTAAGCTTGACAGACAACCAAAAGGATGATATCATAACTTATATAACTGATAACAAAACGAGATTGAGAGATTTATCATTAAGAACGGTATTAAAGACTGCTGGATTAGTAGCATCATTTCCTGATAGATGGCAATCTGTAGCGGAAATGACAATGATTAAAAAGAGCCGATAGGTACAATAGTATGAAACCATTAGCTATACTGAAACAATTATCAGAACATGAAACTGATGTAATCAATCATAAATTCATTACTGAACATGAAATTACGGTATCAGCTGATGTTTATTGGAATTGGTTCAAACAATTTAATATAGTAAAGGTTCATCATAGGGATAATGGGTTATCATTATATTTTGATATCCAGGAATCATGTGACAAGTTTATGGAAGTACTTTTGCGGCATGAGCTTACTATATCGAAAGAATATTTTGACAAGATACCTGATGATATGATAGAATCAGAATATCATCAGGTATTTAACATGATTGAAACGGTACCGGTAGATTTAGTATATATTATATGTTTACCAACTAATAAAAGATTACAATTACGTGATCATGCACGACAACAAGTTGCTCCCTGGTTCTAGATAATTAATTGTCTCCTTATGGAATTATCTAGAACCTTTTTTGGAGTTGACATGATATATGAATCATGTTAATATAAGAATACATCAACGCACTTTCGAATATATCACTATGATGGTATATTGGTAGCAAGGTCCAATCATAGTTGGATTAAAGTGTAATAAACTATGAAACAAATAGTTGACAACAGATTAAAAACGTAGTATCATTTAAATATACCTTAACAACAACGGAGCATTCCAAATGAGTATTACTGTAGAATTTAGTAAAGATATTGCTGATAATGAAATAATGACGTGGAAAATAAATGGTGTGATTCATAAAGAAGATGGACCTGCCATTATATGTGAAAATGGATATCAAGAATGGTATCTCTATGATCAGTTACATCGTTTAGATGGCCCAGCTATTATTCATCCACAAGGATATAATGAATGGTATTATAATGGAAAACTTCATAGAATGGATGGAACGGCACTGGATCATCCTCATGTAAAAAAATGGTATATCCACGGTACTGAGTTAACTGAACAACAATTTAATAAATTTATCTTGACAATAATCTGAATACGTAGTATCATTTAAATATACCTTAACAACAACGGAGCATTCCAAATGAGTAAAGAAGTAGAAATCGTAACAAGAGCAGTTGGACCAAATGGTGCGAAACGCGCATTGCGCAGAGCATTCAAAGCCCAACGTCCAATTTTCCTATGGGGTGCTCCTGGACTGGGTAAATCAGATATTATTAAACAATTGGGTTATGAACTGGAAGCTCCGGTTATTGACATTCGATTGTCACTGTGGGAACCCACCGATATCAAGGGTATTCCATACTTCAATCCTGAGTCACATACGATGGAATGGGCACCACCAATGGAATTGCCCAATGAAGAGTTTGCATCGAAACATGATAAAGTTATCTTGTTTCTGGATGAAATGAACTCTGCAGCACCATCAGTTCAAGCAGCTGCATATCAGTTGGTATTGAACCGTAAAGTCGGTACCTATACCTTGCCAGACAATGTATTGTTGGTTGCTGCTGGTAATCGTGATGCTGATAAAGGTGTTACTTACCGTATGCCAGCACCATTGGCAAATCGTTTCGTTCACTTGGAAATGAAAGTTGATTTCGACGATTGGTTCCAATGGTCAACATTGAATAAAATTCATAAAGATGTTGTGGGTTTCTTGACCTTCTCTAAAAAGGATCTGTATGATTTTGATCCTAAAAGTTCAAGTAAAGCATTTGCAACACCACGTTCATGGTCATTTGTATCAGAACTGTTGTTCGATGATGATGAAGATGTCAACGTATTGACTGACCTGATTGCTGGTTCAATTGGTGAAGGTCTTGCAGTCAAGTTTATGGCACATCGTAAGATTGCAGGTAAGTTGCCTGATCCACGTGACATTTTGACTGGTAAAGTAACCAAGTTGCAAACCACTGAAATTTCAGCGATGTATTCATTGACTATCAGTTTGTGTTATGAACTGAAAGAAGCCAGTGACAAAAAAGATAAAGACTGGAACAAATATGTCAACAACTTCTTCAAATTTGTCATGGGCAATTTTGAAACAGAGTTGGTAATCATGGGTACCAGATTGGCACTGACACAATATCAATTGCCATTCGATCCAGATGACATTGATTGCTTCGATGATTTCAATGATCGCTACAGCAAGTTTATCGCAGCTTCACAAAGTAGATAATTGGATTACATTATAGCAGAATGGGGCAGATAATGCCCCATTCTTTTATTGACAAAATAACAGAATGTTGCTATAATTAAATAATAGTAAACGGAGACAACAACATGTCAAGAGCAATTGAATCAGTAGCAGATAAATTAACGACAGCAAAAGTAAAATTGCTGTTTAGTCATCCATTTTTTGGAAATCTTGCTACCAGACTAAAAGTAAAAGATGCATCAGAATGGTGCAATACATTAGCAACTGATGGTCGTAATTTATATTACAATCATGAATTTCTTGACAAATTGTCAATTAATGAAATCGAATTCGGGGTTGCTCATGAGCTATTGCATAATGTGTTTGACCATATGCGAAGAGTTGATAATCGTGATCGGAAGATTTGGAACTTTGCAACCGACTTTGCAGTAAATGGTCAATTGGTTCGAGATAAGATTGGAACGGTACCACATACCATCAATATCTTACATGATGCAAAATATTATGGAATGGGTTCAGAAGAAATATATGATGAACTCATTGAAAAACATAAAGACATGTTGGATAAGTTGGGACAATTGTTAGATGATCATATTGATTGGTCTAATGAAGATGGTAATGCTGATCCTAATCAACCGACTTATACCAAAGAAGAATTGCAAGCCATTCGGGATGAAGTGGTTGAATCTGTGATTCAGGCATCACAAACAGCTGGTAATGTTCCAGCCGAGATTGCCCGATTGATTAAAACGATGACAGAACCAAAAATGAATTGGAGAGAGGTTCTAAGGAATCAAATTCAATCTATTTTGAAAAATGATTTCACATGGCAAAGACCATCACGAAAAACGATGGCATATGGTATTTACCTACCATCATCAAATCATGATGAAACCATTGACATTTGTATTGCAATTGATATGTCAGGAAGTATTACAGATCAACAAGCTGGTATCTTCTTGAGTGAAATTCAAGGCATTATGGATGAATATAAAGAGTACAAGATTAAACTTTGGACATTTGATACCAAAGTTTATAATGAACAAGACTTTTCATCTGATCAAGGTGATGATTTATCTGACTATGAAGTCATTGGAGGTGGTGGAACATCATTCGAATGTAACTGGGAATATATGAAAGAAAATAATATTGAACCTAAAAAGTTCATTATGTTCACGGATATGTATCCAAATTCCAGTTGGGGCGATGAAGATTACTGTGACACTATATTTTTGGGTCATGGAACAACTTCAATTGTTGCTCCATTTGGGACCACTATTTATTACGAAGATTGATTTTTATTATAATCCTCATATAATTCTTCTATAGTTTTATGTGAGGATTTATGTTTCTTATAATTATCTTTATCAGAAATCATTCTGAGATTAGAAATATCGGATAAAATATTAATAGGAACATCATTTAGGAAACCATCGGTGACACTGTAAATATGGTCAAGATGATAATATTTACCACGTAATCCATCAGGGTCAATAATATGTTTGTTTCTTTCATATTGAGTATTAGCATATTGTTGAGCACGATGTCTATATTGTAGACGAGTCAATCCATCTATAGTATACGTTTTATTTTTATATACTTCTTTCCAATATTGTTTTTTTGAATTAGAAATTTGTTGTCTGACTTTTGGTATATAGGCTGGATTTGAAACGCCATAATTTTTCATAGTTGTTTCAATTTTCTTCAATTTGACACTTTCTAATTGAGATGCGTTGCCAACGCCTAATAATGTTTTCATATCATTCATTGCACAGGTACTATTACAATACCTATGATATTCTCTAGGTGTGTGTTTTCTAAATGATATTTCTTTACCACATGATAAACATCCTGGTCGTTGTTTGATATTATAGGTGTAACAATATAAACGTTCATATAAAGAACACTTGCCAAGAAATGAAGTTTGTGATACAATAGTATTATACAATGATGGATATTTAAGTTTAAAATGATACTCTCGCACGGTGTGATATATGGTATCTAATCCATGAGATATTAAAAATTGTTCTACTTTGCTTGCCATAATTGTTAACCTATGTTATAATATACTATTATAGACAAAAAATTAATATGATACAACTATCTACTATGAAGATTAATAAATACTGTCATGAAACAGTATAATATTACCCTTCACTATCAAGAACCCTTACGGGATGACTATGGGTTTCCACGCTTCGGAGAGAAGGTCGTGGAAATCCTATCAACCAATATGAATTATGTTTATTCTACATTAGATAAAATGTTTGGTAAAGGTAATTATGATATAACAAAAATATCTGAAACAATGGTTGACAATTCTAAATAATTCATGTATCATTAAGACTAATAAACAATACAGGTGATTTATGACAGATACATTTATTGCAACTGGTATGGGTAGGGTTAATGGTAAATTAAAACTACGTTGGTCTAATGATCCAGGATTCTGTTTAACACAGTATAAATCACGTGGTGAGAAAGATGTCATCATGATTGAATTATCTCAACCATTGACTAAGGTTGGTTGTGTTCGATACATGAAACAAATGGTATCAGAATTTCATGATCAAGAACATCTTCAAGTTATCGATCAATATCTTGAAAAACATTTATAATTAAAATAACAATATGCGATATGATAAAGATTCAGTAAAGATTCTAATTAAACAAGCTACCACCATATTCATGGATGATAAACTCTATGAAATCAATTGGTGTGATGATGATCAATTCCAGGCTACAGATGAAAATGGAATCCCTGATATCTTTTGGTATGAAGATATTAATATCAATGAAGTATTAATATATAAGACTACTCTACTAAACCCATAGACGAGAGTTCCCGCTGCGCTATCTCTATACTGGGTATTATATACCAAGAGTTCCCGCTGCGCTATCTAGCGATGCTCAATTGTGGTAGGTTCCCGCTGCACTATTGACATAACCATGTCATATATGATATAATATAATAGAGTTCCCGCTGCTACATATGAGGATAAGTTAATGTTCAAAAAGATTAAAACATTTTTCGTTGGATTACCATTATCAGAACGTCCTGATGTTCCATGTGGTGATAAAGCAGAACATTACTATTGGACAGATGATCGGTTAATGTGTCCCAATTGTTTGTCAATTAAATTGAAAGAAAAAGCTCAAATTCAATTGAGATTGGATACTGAACGGGAGAATGAACGGAAGATGAACGAATATGAGATATTATCAGATATGATAGCAGCTAAGGTATTGGCAAGGTTGAATGATAAATGATGGCACTTGAAGAGACCATGCCATATATTGATTTGATGACTATCATATATGCTGCAGAACAGGAAAATGCTAATATCGATTTTGCCATCTTTACCCAATATGAAAATAATATCAGGGGATTAATACATTATCTGTATTTTCGTCAGCAAATGTTGGGACAAGATAACTATCATCTTGAAGATGTTACCATTGAATTATTTTTCCATGATTATACTGACATTGAATGGTACAACACATTCAAAGAATTTCTCAATAGATAATCATTCTCATTTTGTATTTTAAATCATAATCATTCTCATTTTAAATGTGAGTTAAGAATATAATTTGCATAATACAATCATATCATAATTTTAAAGAGCTGTCAAGGATTATTTTCAAGATCCTGATTTTTGTGATTGTCACTTCCAGTATACCATGAAAAAATAATTTTGTCAAGTCTTGACAACAACGTCGAACTATGCTATAATAATAGTAGCGAATATTAGTTTACCTATATTCGAGACAACGTTCCGGGACTCCCTGGACTCTTAGCCACCATCACGTGAGCATCATCATTTAAAATCCTTTTTATCTTTCCCTTTTTGTTGGACATATTATTTCATATTATCATCTATATGTCAACAATTATTTTTATTATTTTTTAGTTGACAATTGAAATTTTTCCTGTATTATATACCTATCTTTTAAATAACGGGATTATGGTCATGGCCAAAATTACAATTAGTTTACCGTTACGTCGATATGCTATGTTTTGGGACAGTATTAGATGCCGTAATTATATGATTGTAATATCAGGCAATGATTTAGATTATGCACCACTATGGGGAAATTTTGTTACCTGGGTTGGCGCAATAAAACAACCAACGATTATCACAAAATAATCCTTGACAAGTTTAAAAAATCCTGTATACTAATACCAGATTCAAACGGGAGCATATCATGTTTAACTTTTCATTCACCGCAGTTTCAAGTAACGTAAAAACTGGCCCTATTCCTGTTACCAGAACAGATAAAAAATCATGTCCAGACTCATGTATCCTTAAAGGTAAAGGTTGCTATGCTGAGGGTGGCCCGGTTTTAATACACTGGAAAAAACTTGATGATGCTGGTTTATCATTGGATGAATTGGCACGGAAAATTAAAAAATTACCTAAAGGTCAATTATGGCGTCACAATGAAGCTGGTGATTTGCCAGGGTTTAATGATATGATTGATATAGCACAATTGACCAAGCTAGTTGATGCTAACAAGGGCAAAAAAGGATTTACTTATACTCATTACCCTATGGTGCAACATAACATTAAAGCAGTAAAATTAGCAAATGATAGCGGTTTTACTATTAACATGTCATTGAATAACTTGAATGAGTTATCACAAGCTAAACATTTACCATTGCCTAAAGTGGTCATTTTGCCTAAAGATTCACCTAATAAATTTGAGCATGATGGCGTCACTGTTATGAAATGTCCAGCTCAAATTAAGGACGAAATGTCTTGTTCAAGATGTAAATTGTGTGCCGATCCTAATCGTAAAATGGTAATTGGATTTGACCCGCACGGTTTTAGAAAAAATAAAGTAATTGCAATTTCAACCATATAGGTGTAATATGTTAGCCAACACAAAACAAACAAGAAAGATTGTCAATGATACATTAAACAGTGTATTGTATAATTATTGCAATAAGACTTGGACAGATCGGGATCATCGAACGATTGATGATGGCAAGCGAATTGTTGTATTTGAAATAATGTCAAACAATTTAGATGTTCTGAGTCGAGAAATTAAACAACGATTTATCAATGCTGGATTTGACAATCGTATCACGGTATCACAAAAATATATTCGAATAGCATCAATATTGTGATTGACAATTAGCTGGGTATATGAAATAATATACCCACTTTCAAACAACTAGGACAACGATCATGACTACCATCACAAAATCATTCAATGAAGTTCATGCTGAAGCATTGGTTGCCGCACGTAAGGCAGGATTAGAGTACTTTAACACTGTATTGAATGGTGTTGATCAATATGCTTGCGGTTTTGCATGGGTAAGATTGCCTGAAGTGAAACTTAATACCAAACTTGGTAAACAGATTGCTGCTTGTGGATTTTCAAAATCATACAATAAAGGTGTGGAATTATGGAATCCATCCGGTTTACATTGTCAAAATATTGACGCTAAAGAAGCTGGTGCTAATGCCTATGCTACGGTAATGCAACAAAATGGATATGTTGCTTATTCAGAATCAAGATTAGATTAAAATAATACTTGACAAATAGCCAAGGATGGCTTATCATATGTCCATACTTTAGGGGATGTGTCATGACTGAACAAGAATTTATCGATACCTTGGTTACAATCTGGTCAACTGGTGATGCAGAATTGTTGAAATCATTTATTGAAATTCACAAAGATGTTTGGTACAATGTCATTAAATCGTTTGGATTTTTGGGATAGTGCCATGACTACTACTGAATTGATGAAACTAGAACCAATCAGACACCAATTGCGTGTTCAAGCAATAGCCGCAATGAATGAAGGTGATTATGTGACGATCATTTCATATATTGCTGTTCCACGTGGAACAAGTTATATATCAGGACAAACATTTAATCATTGTCATTTAGTTGCAGTACATCACAATTAAAAACTTGACAAATTATTTAAAATATGAAATAATATAGTCATAGTAATCGGATAGGTAATCAATCCTATCGTGGCATCCAAGAGGGGATAGGTGCGTTTATAAAAAATATATGCGAAGCAGCCTTCCGGGACTTCCTGGACCATGGTCGGCATCACCCGAACCACCTCTTTACTATGGTTATAGTATACACTAAAATTTTTTATTGTCAAGTTATTTTTTAAATATATTTTTGTTGACATCTTAAATTTTTCCTGTATATTATGTTTCATCAAGTAACCAACCAGGAAAATAAAATGTCAACCATCATCATCAAATCAGTTTCATATGATAACTTCACTCATGAAGAATATCGTGATCTTACCTTTAGACCATCGCATGAATTGGTTAGAAAGCATCTACCACGTTATAAAGTATCTAAACATATCATTGTTCCGCAATATGCCGAAGCAGCAGCTGAAGAAGCATTTGATCTAACCAACAATCCTTCACGTCAAGATGAACGTGAAGAAAAATATGGTAATGGTAAATCATTATCAGTTGGTGATGTTGTCGAAGTTAATGGTGTGAATTATCTTTGTGAATCATTCGGTTGGGCAATACTTTAATACTTGACAAATAGCCAAGGATGGCTTATAATTTATCCATACTTTCAGGAGAACATTATGTACACTAAAAAAATCACTTTCAAAAAACTGGTTCATGGTATTTGGGTCGATCAAGAATTGAGAACAACAAATGATACCATATGGTTTCATTTTAATCAATTATCATTGAGATCTGATGTAAAAGATATTGTTATTGTGGATATTGTGTAGTATAATATCCACCCAGTTTTAGGAGATTATCATGTCCATACGATCATTAAGAAAAGAATTGATGAATCAGTATGAATACATGAAATGCGGCAATGTGCTGGAATTTAACCAACGATTGCAATGGTTAAGTGAAGGAATGTTAAAAAATCATTTAACTGGTATTATGCCATATACCATCAATCAAGATGAAATAATGTTATATAAATCATTTTGTGAGAAAAGAAATAGGTTGACAACATAAAAGAATCGTGTATAATATTATCCATACTAAATCACTTGGAGACTGAAATGAGCGCTTGGATTGTATCAGAAAAACATATCATGACATTGGCATATAACTATCTGGTATTTGTCAAGGAGAGGGATGAACCAACTGATGCCGAAATCATGGAGGTTGCTAAGGTATTACTAAAGGAAAATGTTAAAAGTGTAAACTTTCGGTATGGTGACAAAAACAGATCAAGATTCTCAAAAAAACAAGTAGCACCAGATAAAACATTATCTATTGCTGGATTGGTAAAAGCGATCCATTGTTGGGAATATCAAACATGCGAACATGATGGACATGAAAAATCAAAAGCATGGGTGATGATGCAACAATTGCAAACGGCAATACTATCACAAATTTTTTACACCCATCAACCATATGCAAAAGAATATGAAGATGCAAAATGGGGATTAAGTGAATAAATAATCCTTGACAAATAAGTGGGTATGTGAAATAATATACCCACTTTCAAACAAACAGGACAATTATCATGAAAACAGTTAACCTATTAACATTCGCAGAATTGATTAGCATAGTCGAAGCATGTTATGAAATTGAGTTCGATAATCAATTGGTATATCCATGTGTAACGATTGGTGATGATGATACAGATGCATTGTTTGAAATCACCAACGACGGTGGTCAACTAATTAGTTTTCATGAAGATGACATTTTTGTCAACATGAATGACAATAAAATCATCTTCATGATGGACAATGATAAAAAATACATATAATATCAAACCATTACAACAAGTTGATATTTTAACAACGTTGATGCCACTTGTTAAATGTATGAAATAATCAAACAAACAGGACAATTATCATGAACTTTCAAAACATAAGCGAAACATACGCCAATGAAGTTAATGGATCATGCCTTCAAGGTCATGTCAATATCAAATATCATGAACTGGTAGAAATTTTCGGTGAACCTACGGATGGTGATGAATATAAGGTTCAAAAAGAATGGATACTACAATTCGAAGATGGTACAGTTGCAACCATTTACGATTGGAAATGGAGCGAAGAATATAACGGTGATGGTCAAGGAACCCATTATACCATGGTGCCAGAATGGAACATAGGTGGTTTTAACATCAATGCCGTTTGCAATGTTCTGGCAGCAATCAAACAATTCGGTAGTATTGAAGGTGAATTGGCACAAAAACAGTTGACATAATTTAGAAATTGTGGTATGATTTAACCATTATCTCGATGGTCGTTTTAACAATTTACAAAGGTGAATATCATGAATACAAATACAAACGTGGTCATTGGTACATTAAACAATGTACTAGAGTTTAAATCAAATTATCTTCGTTCATTACTGGATACATTGAACGTTACCCTTGACAAAGATGGATACACGGTATTCACGGATGATACATTCCATTTTGTCTATGATGTTGGTGAAGAGGGTGTTGGTGCTGAAGTCAATTTAAATAACGATCTTAACAATACTGTTGTAACTGGAGCGGGTGATGATGTTATCCTAATTGACGGAAATCATCATAACGTGGTGTTATCTGGGGGTGGTGGAGATTATATTGTCACTGGCATTGGGGATGATTATATCCATGGTGGGAATGGTGATGATTATATCAAATCATCATTCGGCAATGATCTTATCATTGGTGGTAATGGTGATGACAGTATCTTTGCAGATGGTAATGCAGTTGTTTCAGGTGGTAATGGTGAAGATTGGATTATTGTATCTGGTCAAGCATCAGTTGATGCCGGGAATGGCGCAGATTATGTGTTTACGGGGGATTACAACGATACGGTTTATGGTGGTCGTGGTGATGATCAACTCGAAACAGGTAGCGGTGATGACCTAGTATTCGGTGACAATGGGGATGATTGCATCTACGGTGATGCCGGTAATGATACCCTATATGGTGGTCGTGGTGATGATTTGCTGGATGGTGATGCCGGTAATGACATTTTGATCGGTGGTAACGGCAACGATGAATTGAGTGGTGGCACCGGAAATGATTTATTCATCTTCGATAAAAATGATGGACATGATGAAATCTATGATTTCGATGTTGGTGATTCAATTCAAGCTGGTGATGGTGCAACACTGTTCGATAATGAAGATGGTTCTTATACCATGCACTACGGTAACACAACAGTTGAAATTGACATTACCGGATCAGTTCACAACATCACTCTGGTAGATGGTTTCTTTGTAGCATCTTAAAATAATACTTGACAAATCGCCAAGGATGGCGATATAATATTTCAACATTTTAAGGAGAACATTATGAAAATCTACTACAAAACCACTGAACAATTTTATGAAGGTATCTATCAGTTAACAGTAAAAGGGTTGACATTTGAAGCGGATGCTGATACACTAACCATCACAGTGTTAGGAGGATATTAAAATGTCAAAAAGAATCTTGATTGTTGTTAACGGTGGTGTAGCAGATTGGGTTGCCGATGATGGTATCGAAGTGGGATTGTTTGATTTCGATAATTATGAAGCTGGTGATAAAATTGAAATACCATCAGAATTTGCTGATCTTGCCAATATAATGGGCATACCTGATGAGTGCATAGGAGAATAACATGAAAGTAATATTCAGTGATATTGAATGGGATTCTGATGACAATTCATTACCTTTATTGGTTACAGTGAATGTTGATGATGCAATTGATGTTGAACAGAATGGAGCTGATATATTATCAGATGAATATGGATATTGTGTACATTGTTTCAGTTTTGAAATAGGGGAATAACATGGGATTAGATATGTTTTTTCATGGTGAGAAAATACTATCACCAAAATCGAAGGTTGAACGGAAATTAATCAATGAATTAAATAATTATCCATTCACTGATAATGAAATCAAAGAATTGGATGATGAGAATGATTACCTATATGTGTCTGATTGGCATAATGCTGTATTGAATACGTTGGTTAATGCTAGGAAATATACTGGTCAAATTGGCGAAATAAAAGGAATAAAACGAAAAATTAATAAAAGTGGAAAACAACATTGGACTATTATAACTGAGTCATGGTATCTACGCAAAGCTAATGCTATCCATCAATGGTTTATAGTTCATGCACAGAACGGTGTTGATGATTGTGGTACATATCCTATCGATCATGTATTGGATGACTTTATAGCGCAAGCTAATGATGTTTTGAATGGTGTTAAAACAGCTCAGGACACCATACCAACACAGTCAGGGTTTTTCTTTGGTGGTACTGATTATGATGAATACTATTACCACAATTTGCGCGAAACACGACAACAATTTAAAAGAATGGTTGCAAAATGCAGAAAAAATAAATGGAATTATTTTTATCATTCATCATGGTAAAGTAGTTGACAGAATTTAAAAATGGTGTATACTACCATCATCAAATCAATTAGGAAAACATCATGAACACAGAACAATTGAAAGCATTATTAAATTCATGCAATGTAATGGTGCCACATGCAGATGAAGAGTCAATGAGAATTGATTTTGTGGCAGATGATGAAAACGCAGTGTATTGTACTGGAGAAGAATCAGGTGAACAATACTTCATCGATCTGAACGATATTGATGTAAATGATTATAGGTTCTATCGTTTACAATTGGTTGATGTATTAGAAATTGAAAAATAATAGTTGACATCAACCGATAATTGGATTATACTATACTCACTTTCTGAATAGGAGAACATCATGAGTACCAGAAAAAGATTTGAAAAAGTAGCACAATTGATCGCCATTGCCAAGAATCCAATGATGGGAACCATTATCAACGACATTGCAAAAGAAGTTGAAGATGAGTTCAAAGAAGTATTGACTGGTAATGAAATTATGGTATCATGGTCAATAGGTGATGTACAATCACGATACATGGATAATCATGATACTGAAGCAGATGATTATCAAGATTTGACTGATGCCGATGCTCGTGATATACTGGTTAGAATTGAACGTAAACACGATGCTGACATTGGTATCAACTGGACAGTAATTGATGAATATACCAGTTGACAAACTCTAAAAAACATGGGATAATATAATCTCAATAGCAAGTTAACCTAGATAATATATTGTAGGGTTCGAGGTGACCCAGCCATGTAAACGCTAGTTATTAAAGTTTATTATAAATTCGACTGCCATTATTAACTAACCCCCATAGGCGGAAAATGCGATGAATAGAATTAGAGATTCCACCGAATAAATCACTATTATTTTAGAGTTATGCACCAGTTTAGGACGGGTGTAAAAACAAAATCCTTTAACCGATATTGTACCATGTTGAATAGATAAGAAAACCATGGTACAATATCATTTATCGACGTGTTATCATTGCTGACAAAAGCAATGACTGATCCTAGCAACGAAAATATAAAAAAATTCACTGATTTAAATAATGGATTAATAACTGGTAAATAAAATGTTTCCAGTAAAATTAACAGAATACTTACAAGAACAAATGATGGAAGGTCATGATGTTCATTATATTGCAGAACCAAAAAGTGATGCACTAACATGGGTTATCATTCCTACTCTTGAAGATTGGGTAATTATCTGTCAATGGTATGAAGGTTCTGAAAATTATGATCTGATCAATTTACAAGGTTGTGAATTGGAATATGTAAGAACTGTTGCAACATATAAGAAATAATGCTATAATAAATACTATAGAGATTGGAGAATATCATGTCAACTATAGTTGAAAAAAATAAAAAAGTGGAATATGCGACACCAGAACAAATAAAACGTCATGAAGAATTTATGGAAATCGCTGCTAGATTGATGATGATGGCAAATAATACTAAAAAAAATGCGCATATCAGAAATAACAATCAATCCTAATAAAAAGGTATTAGAACAATTATATTCTGATAAAATACATGCAGCATACGAGTTGTATGAATTATTTCAGAATATAACATCTGATTTTAGTAAATCATCATCAGAATTATATGAAGATTCATTTGCAATTAAAATGATACATGAATTGGTTAGATTGATTGAATTATTACAAGAAGATAATGTACCAGATTCAACTCAAATAATAATAGCATTAAATGAATTGCTTGACTATTTCAACAAATAATGCTATAGTATAGTTAAGACTGATAACTGCAATTGTCAGTAGATTGAAACGATTATGGTTTGCAGACCATATAATACTTGGACTAAATAAGTCACTCACTAAAGTGAGTAATGTTGATAAGAATGCAACAGTATGTTATCGTTATCAGTCTTAACTATATTACACCCTCGTAGTTTAAATTGCAATAAAAACACCAAGCTCATAACTTGCGAGATTCTCAGTTGGATTCTGAGCGGGGGTACCATAAAAATAGTTTGCATGTTCTACCAAAATATGCTATAATGTATAAATAAACAGAATATGACGGTGTGTTGGAATGTATACAATCACGACTTAAAATCGTGCGCCTTCGGGATTGAGAGTGCGAGTCTCTCCACCGTTACCATAAAAATAGTTTGCATGTTCTATAAAAATATGCTATAATGTAATAGCGGAGTAGAGAAGCAGTTATCTCGTTAGGCTCATAATCTAAAGACCGTGGGCGCACATCCCACCTCCGCTACATTTCATAAATGCGGATATGGTGTAAGTAGAAACATGAGAGTCTTCCAAACTTTAGTCGAGAATGCAATTTTTCTCTATCCGCTCCAATTATGATATTATTGACAAGAATGCTGATTCTGGTGTATAATATCTATCTTCAAATATAAGAACATTCCAACCCATATTTTTGATAATATTACATTTAATTCTATCACGATTCTGAACTTGTTTCAATGAATGATTTGATAATCCTGTTTCACGATAATGCCATGGGCCATTCCATAAGATTGCAGTTTTAATATCGTGAATTATTATATCAGCATCCCATCCATTAAACATTGGTATATTATGTTCAACCATGATATAATGCTTGCAACATAACTCATATAACGTAATTTCATCTTTTGATCGTTTAATCATTTTTGCTGCTGACGCTTTACCACCTTTATATGCACCTTTATTTTGTGCATATGTTTTGCATTCAGGTGAACAGGTTCTATTATTGTTTATACGTTTGAATGCTTTAAAACATGCAGTACAAAATCCTATTTTAGTATATGGTGATTTATTGTCATATACTGATTGAACTTTTAATTTGATTTTATTTTTAGTCTCATTAGAATGATGTCTAGTATTTGCACAAGACCGAGAACAAAATAATCCATTCTTTGTATGTTCCTTATGACATTTTGGACAATACTTAATAACAACATTATGTGATTCAATATGTTGCGATAATCCAGATGATGTTAATTCTTTTTTGCATATAATACAAGAACATTTTAATAAGAATTTTGTTGTTCCTTTACCACTATTTCTAGTTGATATATTTGTATGTTTTCTGATATAATGTGTATGAATACTTTGTGTTGAGAATGCTTGTTTACATTCTATACATGAGCATGCAGGTGATGTATAAATAGGATTAGACATAATTGATTACCTCTTTTAGTTGATTATGTTTAGATGATAAGGGAAGGTGAGATTTCCCTTATCATTGTATTTATCATTTCCCACCTGCTCCAATAATATCTTGACAATCCAAAAATAATCCTGTATACTATCCCCATACTTTAGGAGATGGTTATGAATAAATTACCTTGTACATGTTGTGGACAAGAAAAAGCTAATGGACACTGGTGGTCATTATCTAATTATCATGGTCTTAGTGGTAGATTCTGTCCTAAATGTTATGAAAAGGTCAGTCATGATCCATATGGTAATCCAAAACATCCAGAACAATATACTATGATTTTATTAAGAATGGGGAAATAATAGTTGACAATCAAACATAATCCTGTATACTATCCCCATACTTTAAGGAGATTGACATGTTCACACCAACCATTTTCAAACAACAAAAATCCACACTGGGTTACAATTATACTCAATTAAAAAAACGTATCAGGGAATGTGAAACAATTGGCGGCAATACTAAACAATATATTGTTCTATCATGCGCTGGATTTGTTAGACAATTTGATGTAAAAGAAATTACAGAAGAATTTTTGATTATCCAATCTGGACTTGTTCAATATAAAATTGTAAAATAATATCCCCATACTTTAGGAGATAATCATGAAATTCTCAACTGATAAAAAGAATAATAGATTCAATCGTAGACCTAATCAACGAGTAGATTATTTTTTACGATGGAAACGATATACAGATAAGAATTTCAAATTTAAAACTGGTATGAAGCAATCATTATTTCTGTATAAATTCACGAAAAAAATATATGTTATGTGATGATATTCCATCTTATAAATTGTATCTGGTAAATGGTACATTATCCAGATCAATGTTTGCAACTAAAATAAAAAGATCCTTGACAATCAAACATAATCCTGTATAATAATATCATAACTTAACCGGGAGTATATCATGAAAACTAGAAAATATACCATGTATTCAGATGGTGGGCATGGATGGTTAAAGGTTGCAAAACTCGAATTGCAATGGTATGATGTTGGTGAACAAATTTCACCATATTCATATCAACGTGGCGATTATGCCTATCTTGAAGAAGATTGTGATGCTCCAAAATTCATTAAGGCATTAGATGAACGTGGTTATACTATCACAATTGTTGAAAAAACGTCAACTAAACAAAGTAAAATCAGATCATATGAACGGTATCTGACACCAGTGTATGAGAAACAAGTAACTGAATGGATTAAATCAGAACCCTTGACAATCTAAAATAATCCTGTATAATATACCCACATTAACCAATTAGGAGAAAGAAAATGATTATTCCTTGGCAAGTTAGTACAGAAAACGAATATGCCTACGCTAGTGTTGCGGGGTTGGTAAACATAACTATCAAACAAGACGCAGAAGGAATTGTGATTGATGTTTGGAACAACGATAGTACAGAAATTATTGATTCAATGACCGTGTGGAATGAAGATATGGAAGGTGACGAATGAGTATTGTATTATGTTTTAAATCTACCGTATAACTATATAAAATAATTGTTGACAATAGCCACGGATGGCATTATAATATACCCACTTTCAAACGAACTGGAGAACTACCATGTTAGCACAATCAGAAATGTATCAAGCAGGTTTTAATGATTATATGAATGGCGAGTGCAATGCCCCCAGTAATATAGATGATGCACAAGAATACCTAGATGGATGGTATGATGGTCAGTTTGATGCTGACACTGACTATGATTCAGAATTGTTAAAAAGGATTGAATTAACTTCAGAATTATATGAAAACGAACACCTGTACTTTGAACAATAACAACGTGTAAATCATGAAGAAAGGGATGATCCCTTTCTTCATGTGATATTACTGCCTTTTCGTAAATTATCTATTGCCCATAATGGCTGAAGATTGGTATAATGATTTAATTTTATTAGTTCATCTTCTGTTTTTGCTGACTTTAATGGTATAATATGGTCAATGTGCCATTCACTTCTATTATCCCAATTCATACCATCTTTAAATTGTGATTCTATATGAATATATAATTCTTCAAAACTACATCCTAAAATTTCATATGTTTTGGATGTTTTAGAATATCCTTTACTTGTAATAGATTTTCTAATCAATGATTTCATTCGAACTTTTAATGCAAAGATAGTATCATTAGCAATTCTCTGTTTAATATATTCGTTATTATATTTTCTTTCTCTATCTCGAATAGTGTCGGATTTTGTTAATCTATATTCATTTTGATATTCTCTATGCTGTTTATTGTATTCTTCTCTATTTTGTTCCCTATACTGCTGTTTGTATTTTCTATCATACTCTTGAAATTTATCTTTATTCATTAGTACATGTTCTTTCCTGCATTGTTTGCATTGAAATACATGCCCATCTTTTGTTGACTTGTCTTTATAAAAATCTGATATAGGTTTAATAATGTTGCATTTAGTACAACATTTAGTTTGATAAATATCCATGCTGATGCCTCCGGTGGTGTTAGAATAGTTGGGTACGCCAATACCGCGAACTATATCTTTTATTTATCATTCATAATTATATCCCCACATATAATATAAATAGAATTTTATAACATGGAAAAATAAACATGAAGGACATTAGCAAAGAATTAGCGCAAGAACTTGGCACAAGAATTGCCAACTTATTACAAGTTAAAGAAATTGGTAGAGATAGATATAAAACCTCATTAGGTGTTAGAGAATCTGAAGGACTAGGGAGGGTATTAAATACTATCATAAATGACATTGAACGCAAATCAAAAAAAGAATCAAGAGGGGCTTAAAGCCCCTTTTTTAATGCTTGACATTTTAAAATAATCCTGTATACTATCCCCATACTTTAAGGAGATGGTCATGAAATATCATGAATTATTTGAAACAATACAATCAGAATTTAATACGGAATTGGCGATTAACGCAATTGCTATTCTAGTATTAAATTTATCAATGAAACCAACTTATAAAGATTTAACAACACCGAGTAGATACAGAACAAAATTAGTAGACAAAGCTAAACACGTATTATGGGAATCTGATAACGACGTTTTTGAATTATCAGTAAAAATCTGGGATGCTATTCATGAATATGAAACCAGACAAACAATGCATGGATTAGGTGGATGTGTTAAAAAAACATTTAAAGAATTGATTGACAATACAAAATAATCCTGTATACTATCCCCATAATCAAATATAGGAGAACATTATGAAAGTTTCACAAAAAAATCTTAACGCATTAAGACAATTTCAAATGTATGATAATGTCTTATTGACATCCGAAGAATCTGAAGAATGTGGTTATATTAGCAACATTCTCATGAATACACATGATGAAATCGTGTTTGAAGTAACAGTTCCTGTTTATTCCATAATAGTAGGTGAAAGTATTACAATAAAAAGAAAAGTTCATCCATATAGCAAATCGTGTGAAATGACTAGATTAAGTTAGGAGAACATCATGCACTTCATATTATTTTTAATCATGGTCTGGATGATCATTGATTATTGTGAAAAACATACAATTGCTGATTTTGTTGGTGGTGTTTTTAAATTTATCATTTCAGCAATGGTCGGTGGTATTATGATTATATTCATATTAGCTGCATATGCCGGTCATTAAAATACTTGACAAATCAAAATAATCCTGTATACTATACACCATCTTAAATCAATTGGAGAACAACATGAAAACCTTAACCTTCAAACAATTGATATTAATTTTGGTGAATGCGTATGCCATTGAATTTGATTGTAACTTGGTATATCCATCTGTAAATGAAGATGAATCATTCGAAGTAACAATTGATGATTATGAATTGTATTTTACTGAAAATGATGTAAAATCAATTGAAGTATATGAAGCTGGTTATCGTATCAGATTCGAGGTAACATCTGGTGCAGTTTATGTTATTCAACCTTTGGATATAATGAAATTTTAATTGACAAATCAAAATAAAGGTGTATACTATACACCATACAAAATCAATTAGGAGAACTGTCATGGCATACATCAATCAAGAACAAAAAAAGTAATTGCCCCTAAAATTAAAGCATTATGCAAAGAATATGGGGTTAACGGTACATTGTCAATTGACCATCATTCCACCATTGTATTGACGATAGCATCAGGTAAAATTGATTTTATCGGTAACTATAACAAAGTCGTTGGGGGAAAACATCATGAAAACTTTACCCCAGTAACGGATGATATGAGTATCAATCCATATTGGTTTCATGAACATTTCGACGGTGCTGCAAAAGAATTTCTAACCAAAGCAATTAAAGAATTAAAAGGTGAAGGATGGTTCGATAACTCTGACATCATGACCGATTATTTCCATGTTAAACATTATGTTAATGTTAAAGTAGGTAAATGGAATCGTCCTTACGTCTTGACAAATAATTAAAATCCTGTATACTATTACCATCAAATAAACAAAGTGGTGACCGAAATGTTAAATCTATTATTAGTGTACATACTTGGTTTCATTATAATGTATATCTGGGTTAGTGTATTGGATTTAGCATTACTTGCAACCTCTGAAGGAACAATGCATATCCCACAAAGTAGCAGTGTTATATATGCAATGAGATGGCCTAAAATTACATTTAGATTGTTGCAAGTGTGGTTATCAATAGAATTTTAACTTGACATTTTCTAAATTTGTATTATAATAAACTCACTTTCAAACACACAGGACAAAAATCATGAGAACCATAACCTTCGAAGAATTTGCAAAATTGGTTGATGATGCAACCGCTGTAATTATCGATCATAATGCAGTAGTTTATCCAGTCGTTGAAGATGATGAAGTAATCGTCGAAGATGATAACTTCTCAGTCACATTCGATGAAGATGCTGGATCATTCACAATTCTGGATGATGGCAGTATTGAAATTGTAATGGTTGATGAAACATTCAACATTCAAGTTTTACAAGTTAAAGTATTAGAATAAACTGAATTCCCCTATAATAAATATTATTTTATGGGGGAAATAAAAATGCTAACAATATGGTCTCTAATAACAATCGCAACAATTCTGTTTATTGTCCTTGGACATAAATTACATATGCAAGGATTTGTAACAATTGGATCAGTAATGATGCTGGTAGGATGTTTACAAATAATAGCAGAATTTGCCGCACTACTATAAGGAATACAGTCATGTTAAAAGATAAAAGAGTCACCATCCTGTACCAAGGTCATTATGCCACAGGTACAGTAGTGAAGTCAATTCATACTGAAACAATCGGTATTGAAGAAGATGTCGAAAAGGTTATTCTGCATAAAGTAAAACTTGACAAACCATTGCAAGTAATCTGGGATGATGTTCAAAAATTTGTAACCAGTGTTCTGGTTGATCATTCAAGAGTTGAAGTAATTTCTTGACAAACTATCGGGGATAGGTTATACTATCCCCATACTTTAGGAGAACATCATGAAAACATTTGAAGTAAAAATGACAATAGTTCTAACAGATGATGCTAAACATCCAAGAACATGGTTTGCAGACGTTGTTAACGCAAATCTGTTTGATAAAGAAGGTGAACATATATTGGATTATGATGTTAACGAGGTAGAAAATAAAGTTGATGATACAAACTAGGAGAATATCAATATAATATCAATGCCTGAATTTCTGGAGCAATACCAAAATGTTAAGTAATTATAATAAAATGGTATTAAGGTGTCAATATGAACCATTACCAAACATTCGTATAAAATCATCCTATCCACATTACAGAATGATGGACAAAGGATACAAATCTAAAAAACATTCTAAACTAATAGTAAGGTACTAATATGAAATCGATTGATGTTGTAAATGCTATCCTGAACAATGGTTATTCAAATGATGAATTGAATAATATCGCAATGGCAATAAAACATGCCCGACACAATCAAGCCATTGTTAATAAGTTTACTCTTAAAGTCGGTCAAAATGTACAATTCAATCATGCCGGTATTACCCGTCACGGTACAATCAAAAAAATCAATCGAACCACAATGACTGTTTCAACTGATGCCGGATTGTGGAAAGTCCCAGCTAACATGCTAACATTGGTATAAATCATGTCTCCAATTCAAACAGCTCAAAATATCGCAATCAGATTGTTTTTTTCCAATGTAAATGGCGATGAAAATGATGCTTATAATCATTTATATGAATGTGATAATCCTTACACCACTTACATCGATGATCATTTCGTTGGTAAACCATTTCAACCTTGGCAACCATTCGAATTTCGTACCGTAGCCGATATTCAAGAATATGTCGAAAATCTGGTCAATGACATTTTCAGATCAACCAATGAACCAGATGATGGTGAAGAAGTCGGTGAAAATGCCCCAGAATCATCCACCAGTGATGCGGTTGAATGTCCTGAATGTCATAGCACCACTATAACAAAGAAAGGTCGTGATGGCAATCGTCAACGGTTTAAATGTAAAGATTGTGGAAAACATTTCTATCAATAATCTCTTGACATTCTGAAATAATCCTGTATCATATAACCATCTTCAAACGATACAGGATTCAAATCATGAACACCAAACAGGCATACACATTCATTGTATTCATTATCAATAATGGATACGTTCAATATCGAACTGATACCAATGCTACCGGTTCATCACCAACAACACATCATAACAAAACATCACAACAAGTGATCGATGAATATCTCGAATCATTTAGAAAATATTATCATGATGTAGAATACGAAATCATATAGGGTTCCCGCTGCGCTATCTCTATATGATACCTGTATGGTCGAGGGTTCCCGCTGCGCTATCTAGCGATGCTCAATTGTGGTAGGTTCCCGCTGCGCTATCTAGCGATGCTCAATTGTGGTAGGTTCCCGCAAATATCTCTTGACATTCTCAAATTTTCAGGTATCATATACACATATTCAAATCAGATGAGATTAGATCATGTCTACTAAAAAATATATCGACCTAGCCGATCAAATCAAAAATCAACTCAACATTGCATTCAAACGTAGAGATGCTCCAATGTTCATCTACTATCAACAAATGCAAAATGATCCTAATATCATTGCCTTCGCATCATATGAAACATTCAAGGGTTCATGGGCATATCAAGAATGGTATAAAAAGAATAGACCAGCTATCGATGAATTTGTAAAGAATAATTATAACCGTTATCAAATTATATGGAGCGCAACATAATGAACTCTGTTAAACAATCTGATAATATTTGCACCGTTGGATATAGAAATATCTGGGGAAACTTTACACAATCTGAAATCAATCTATTGTGTAATGCGGTCAAAGAAGGTAGATTATGTTCAACTCAATATACAGAACGTTGGGATATAAATCACCCTGAACGTTTAGACAAATATATTCAATATCGCAAACGTCATAATCTATATGTAATGGACTTGTGGGGTTTCTATTTCGATTATCCCGCACATCTTAATGATAGAGTTTGGCAAATCATTAACACATGGATGCCCCTACTATCTAATCAATAGTTTCACATGATGTTTCACATGATGAGCGCACCGCGCCATCACCGATCACATTATTAAAATTCTATCATATCATCTTATCAAAAATCTGCTGAATAGTTCACAATTTTAAACTTGACATTCTACCGGATTATGGTATCTTATATCCAACGATTTAGGAAATGATTGCTTGACAATCTTTCTAAAATCTGAAATAATATACTCACTTTCAAAACATATAGGAAAAAAGCCATGACTACCGAATCCAGAACCACTCTTCGCGATGTTGTTGATAGTCCATTGTTCGACGCTATTTTGGGGCGTAAAAAAGGACAATTCGCTACCGTATCAACTGAACGTGAATGCAAAGTCAGAAAAGGTAAAGATCCGATTCAAAAACACTCTACCTTTACAATTCGGGTCGGTGTCAATTATGATAACCAAGCCGCAGTCGTCGAAAAAAGTGAAAACGGTGATTTGCCTAGTGAAAACAATGGTTTACCATGGGGCGAATGGGTCGATGGATATTTTCCATACTTGATCGAACATAAAGGATTATACTACGTCAGACTGACTCCAGTCTACGGAAACGATAACAACAAACAAACAGCATCATACTATCGCAATGGTGTGGAAATTTCACGCGATGAAGCGCAAGCCGATTGTTTGGCAAGTGAATTTCCAAAAGAAAAAACAGAACATAATGCTATGACTGTCAAATTTGATAGCATTGTCACAGTAAAATAACTTGACATTATACTGGGGTTATGAAACAATAACCCCAGTCAATTAAACATCATATGAGGGTTGCCGCCATGTTCACACAATCAATAGCAATACCAGTTGACAATATCCACGTCAAATATATTGAATCAGATGATATTGAACGTTTGAAATCAATGGTAAAAGAAAGCGCTGTAATGATGATGTCAACCATTCTCAACGTCGATTTTGAATCAGCCGAACGATTCTATACTCTGATTTTTAAAAAATAAAAGTATGCGGATAATGTGAACAAAATCTCACATTATCCGCTTGACTTTCCATCCAAAGTTTGAAATAATATACGCACGTTCTGGATGAACAGAAGCCGCTATAAGCGGTGGCCCTTTAAAGGCTAGACCAGCTCGATCTTAAAAAAATAATATGATTGTATAATGGATGATTAACTGATTCAGGTAATAACTTATCTGATTTTAATATATTATCTAATTTCCATAATGGTCTTAAATTAGAATAATGATTTAATAATAGCAATTCATCATAATTATTGGCAAAAGATAATGGCACTATATGATCTATATCCCATAAGTTTCTATTATCCCATGTCATATTATATAAAAACAATGATTCGATATGAAGTTTAAACGTATTATAGTCACACCCTAATATATTAGTGGTTAATGATAATTTAGTATAACCTGAACGCTTAATAGCTTTTTTAATCATTCCTCTAATACTGGATTTTAATTTTAATAATGTTTCATCCTTTTTCTGTGTTGGTTTTTTATATTTAATACTGATACATTGTTTGCACCATGATTTATATCCTGTCTTAGTTGAGTTATCAGGATGAAAATCCTCAACAGAACGTACCACGTTGCATTTTGAGCATTGTTTGTGTGATATGGCATCATGTATAAGGGATTGTCTAAAATCTTTGTCATACGCTTTACAGCATGCCTTACATGATGATTTATACCCGTCTTTAGTTTCTTTGCTTCGATAGTAGTCTGATAATGATTTATCAATCAAACATTTTTTACATTGCTTTATCATAATAACTCCATGGTGTCAATAACTATTTATCTTTCCAAGGTAGGCTGTCTATAATTTATAAACGGTACTAGTTCACAATTTTTTACATAATGATGAAAATAATTATTGACAATCTAAAAAAAACAAGTAGAATAATATCCATGTTCTGGAAGCGATAGTCGCATCCAGAACGGGCATTAAGCCCACCCCAGCAATGGGAATAATTTTAGGTAATTATCATGTTCGTATCAAAATTGTTAATCAGTGTTGGCGCAACAGCGGCATATTTCACATTGCGTGAAACATTTTTAGGACATAATGATCGGGTAATGTCGTTCCATCATTTTAACCTTAGTCAAGACGCAGATGTTGCATTCGAAAAAGCATTAGCATACAGCCATAACAATGGCATAGAGTTGGTAACTGACCGGGAAACAATGATAACTGAAATGCGTGAAATTCAACGGTCTAGTGCTGAACAATTAGCCGAACGTAAAGCCAAAATTGAAAGTGCTGATGCAGAACATCAAGCATACTTGAAAAAAGCGCATGATGAAAAAATAGAATTGATCGAGCAAGGTTTATATCCTTTTGGTCAATATTATAATAAACCTTTTGCTAGTGCTGCGGTGTCATACCTGCAATGGTTAATCAACACCGATTTTACTGATTGCAATGATGTTATCAAATTATTGCAAATTAAAGTAACAGAGCAATGCAAACACCTTTTGCCGAATCCTGATGCTACTATTGGTACAGTTGGCAAACGTGAAACATTCAACGTTAAAATTACCCGTTTAATACGGTGTGAAGGTTTCTATGGTGTATCCTATATCTGCACCATGGTAACACCTGACAATGTTGTCATGGTATCTAAAGGTGCGTTTGCTGCCGATGTTGGTGATACCCTTACCATCAAAGCAACTGTTAAGGAATATAGTCGATACAATGGTCAAATGCAAACCGTTATCCAACGTGTTGCAATAGTGAAATAAGACAATCTGAAGCGATTGTAGCCTATCCTGTATCATGACTGCTATACTGGTGCAGGATAATGAATGGTCAGCCTTAAATCGAATTGTAGGGGGTTTTATGTTAAGCATCATACTAATGACAATTGTGATCATTGTCGCAATAACAATAAACATTATGGTTGACAAGTTAGCATAATCGTTTATAATATTATCTGTAATTTAACCAACACGGGAATAAGATCATGACCACTCAATATAATACAATGTCAGATGATGAACTGGACACCATGGGCAATGGTAATGATAATCATATCATTGACCTTGGGGATGATGATGACGATAATGATTACTATTCAGATGATAGTGATAGTGACATTGTATTCGCGAATGATTACTTCGAATGTGATAACGATTTCTAAGTAGCATAGATCATGCCATGTTATGATGTATAGCATGGCATGATTATTATAAAATAATTTTAGATGCTTGGTATTATACTTGCATAAAATTATTTTTTTATTTTTTGAGAGCTTGGTGTATTATATTTAAAATAATACTTGCAAATTTTCAAACTACTTGCAAATTTTTCAAATAATTCTTTCCAAAAATAAATTCCAAAAATAAATTCTAAAATAACCCCCAAAATAAAACTTACCCCTGCCAGAAATGTCCTATACCAGAAAAATACCCCCCACCCTCAAAAATTGTCGAAGTATATTTTTTGTATACATGCGGAAATTTAGTTTTATGTAAATGCCACTTTAAATATATTTTCAGCTAGTATAGATTTGATTATTTGATTAAAATTTTGTTCAGAGAAAGTAAAATCAAAGGTACGATTATTAAATGTTGCGTTTATTCTAGGATGATTATTAATAAAATAAATTTGCCAGCGAATATAAAATGAATATCTTTTTCCCATACTAGATGGATTAGAATAGAACTCATAGTTATGACTAATGCTACCATGTTCTGCATTGCAGGCAAATAGTACTAAATTATTACTTGATAATAAATTATTCATATTGGCTAGTAATTCATCCATTTTATTATCGATTAGTAATTGAATGTTGGTAGAGTCTTTATTGGCTTTAGAAATTAAATATTCATTCATTGAGTTGGTTAGCATATTGAATTACTCCGTTTTGTTTAAGGTATGATGTTATTATAGCAAGGTATCAGTCTAATGACAAGTAGTAAAATCATCCTGGAAAATAGAAAAGGTAAAAAAGTATAAGTACCCGATAAAAAAATTATCGAGCTATATTTTTTGTATACATACGGAAAATTTATTTATAGGTAAACAAACTACTGAAATAATTATCTTCTTTTTGTGGTGTTGAGAATGAGTAATCATACTCTAATCCATCTGCACAAACGATATTAATAAATTTAGTAGTATTTGATTTTAATTTGAACATTGCGATCAACCCTTTTTTGGAACGATGTGATCTTGAAAGTTCCATGATACCAAAATCTTTATTGCCGCTTTTTTTATAGATAATGATATCATCATCATTAACCATATATAATCGTTTAATGGTTTCGATACAGTTATCGAACATTAGGTCAACGCCATAAATGGTTGATAGTGCGGTTTCATAATCTATCCCATTTTCCATTTTCTTTATTAATATTTCAGATAGGAATTGACCATCACCGCATGTTGGATCGAGGAATGTTTTTTTAGGATTGGTGAATAGTTCAAGAGGTAATTGATTTAGCATTTCTTGAACTAATTTAGTAGGGGTAAAAACTTCACCGGTAGATTTTATTCTAGTTTTTTCACGTTCGACACCTGACATATAATCACGATTTCTAGCATGGTCTATGATATTGTTTAACATTGTCTTATCCATGTTTATTGAGTTCATGATTAAAGTATATCAGGTATTTTATTGATTGTCAATTTATTTTACAGTTGATTCGATATAATCAATTTCTTTTTGTGTTAAGTTAAAGTGTTGGTAAAGTTCTTCATCAGTCCATGATTTTGTTAAATCAATATCAGGAATTTGTTCAAATAATGATTTTGAGTTCGGGGTATTTGTTTTAACCGATTTAATCAATGTTTTAATGGTATTGGTTTCCAGATATTGTTTTAAATTTATAGATTCAATTTCAGATGATGTTGTTAAGAACACTACAGAATACCCACCAACATGATTAACATCGGCAACCTTAACGGCACCAATATTATTAAATGCCCCCATGTTTGGCAACACCACTTTAAATAATCCCTTTCCAGTTATTTCATTACCAACTGTAATAATACTAGTATTATATTTTTCACCTTGTTTACCAACTCCTGTTATAAAAACATCCCCAGTTGTTTGTTCATTAACTTTATTAAGGTTTAATTTGCCGCGCAACCATCTAGTACCTAAATTTTTTGTGGTGTCAAATTTTGTAATAAATTTAGTTTGAGTATTATTTTCAGATAATATCATTGAATCTGTTAAATTAAATAGTTCTGTGTTGTGGTTAATATCGGTGACCTTGCAATCATCATTGTCATTTTTTGTCAACAAAAAATGACAAGTTCTCATATTTACGTTGAACCACTTATCACCATGAAAGACTAAATTATTTAATTTAGCGTCATATAAAAATTTTTTCAATTTTGAAGGTGATGGTCCAGTCCATGCAGATGGTATGACCAATGAAACGATGTTATTAGATAGTTCTACTGATTTATATACAAATTCTGCGGCTAAATCAATGCTATTAGTTGAATTTCCTTCTTTTCCTTGATAAGGTGGGTTACCTAATACGACATCGAATTTCATGTTAATATCTCCTAAATCTTTAATTACGTTCAACCCAATTTTATGAGCGACTACATCTTTAGCAAGGTTGTCTACATATATATGTATTCTGCTTGCTGGTATATTATAATTATACACCAAACTAATGGCAAATTCAAGATTAAATAACACTAAAATTGAATTTTTATTTGGAAGGGATGGGATTTGCTCAATCATTTCATTGACTAATTCCAATGGTGTAAAGATTTCATGAGAACCGGCAAACATGCCTGCTTCTAATTGGATCTTATAACCACGAAACATATCTTCAACTCTAGTGCTCATATTGTTCTCCTTATTTAAAGTATAATTAAATTATACCTCAATTATAGTAGATTGGCAAGTTAATTCTTTTAAAAATAATTCCCAAAATGGTATATTCATATCCACTAGCTGTGCTAGTTGAGCATATCCCAATACTTGTATTTTATTATGATACATATCATTTAATATATCTTGACGTAATTCTAATGCTGTGGTAAACAAAGTCATATTTACTGGTTGCATATAATACATACACATTGACTTTGCGACAAAGTTACTGATATGATCTTCGTTGGCTGTCAATTGATACTTAACATCATTTCGGAATTTTATTTGCACAGTATGATTGGTACTGTCGTGGCTTTTGCCAACACCATCAACCCCCATATCAGGACCATCAACTAAAGAATCCCATGGACAGTAATCGATGATATTGATACGTTTATCGATTGGACTGCAGTTGATCAATACTTCAACCAATGCTTCAAATCCATCACCACGATATGTTTCTGGTTCCCACATATCTGGTTGTTGTAAACTTTGGGTTGTTATACGTTTCATGAAAGTACTTAATTTTGTACAACCATTTAACAATGCAACAGGATCATAACAGGTATTTTTGAATCTATGTTTCATTATTATCTCCTAAAGTATAATTTTATTATACCAGATAATTAAAACATGTCAAGAAAATTATCAAACGATGGTGTTATTGGATTTGTTGGTTCTGGTGCAATTTCATCGAATAGTGACAGAAACATATTAAATGCTTGAGTTTTTTTATGTGATGATAATTGTGCCATATCGTCAAAGAAATCATTTGTTTCAATTTCATGAAATATATCTTGCAACCACCATAAACTTCTATTATCAGTATCGGTATGATATGCATCTTCGATTTGGTTTTGATCTTTGGCATGTAAAGATTTCCAATTGGTTTCTTTTACATTTTCGATATTGATAGGATACCCAGCTTTACGAATAGCATGTACATATTCCCGAACAATTTCACGACCATCAGTATCACCGTTGACAACTGATACTGATATCCATGCTTGTTTTTTCTTTGATGGGTCTGGTTTATATACCCGAACAGCTCTACCAATTGTTTGTATCATCTTAGCTAATCCCATATTACGTAGGATGCAAACACCGGTAATACCATCAACGTCGATTCCTTCACTCAAAATATCATAGTGAAAGATTAAACAGTTACGACCATCAATTTTAATTTGATTCAAGAAATCAGTTCTTGATCTGCATTGTACTCCATTGATACATTCTCCATGTTTACTAGTCACCGTACATATATCATGGTCAGGTAATATATCATGGATTTTATCAATATTATCCATTACAGTTTTTACATCATTAGTACCATTCAATGCAAATAATATTTTGCTAAAACCTAATTCTGGCGCAGTTAATTTATGTTGTTCTGATGCGAGTGCTATTACTTTACTGACGATGGTTTGTTGTTCAACATCATCCCGTTCTTTACCTCGAACATCAGTAGTGTTCGGAATATCACTATACATGATATGTAATCTCGGAGCAACTATTATTCCACGGTCGATCAATACTGCCGGTTCAATCTCGTATATCCGTTCACCATAAACATTGGTATTATTAAGACCCCTACCGGTTTCACTTGCTGTAAATTTTTCAGTTGCAGTAAAGAATAATTTAACTCTACCATTCAATTCCACAATACTTTTGTGGAATTCTTCAGCTACACAATATTGACTTTCATCTGCAATGATAGTATCAAAATCAATACCTTTTAATTTATAACTGCTATGGTACGTGCTAAAGATAACCAAATCTTTACCCATGCGACTAGCACGGGCAATTTCATCAATGACTACTTGTTCGCTAGTTGTTGATTTTTCACTCCATTTAACCTTAGTGTAATCTGGTTCATGTTTACCACTATGGAAAGCTAATCCAAGATATTCTCGTGATGTAATAAAACCACGAATATCTTTAGCTAATTGATTACTTAACATGATTCTAGGCGATATTACTAAAGTAACGCCATGTTTGCGATTTTTATTCATCTGATGTTCAATAATCATTGCTTCTATCAATGTTTTGCCACCACCAGTAGGGATAACGATGCGTCCAGTTGTTAATCCATGATTGCGCTTAATCGAAGATACCGTTGCATTGTATGCTTCTTGTTGATGCTGTCTAGGTATGATTTTCATACTTGCTCCAATGGATTTATAGTATTTAAGATATAATTATAATATACCAAAACTTCATAACCATGTCAAGAAGAAAATTCACTATAAAATAGAAAAGAATAATTTCATGGGTCCCATCCCCTAAAAAAAATTTCGCCGCCGATTTTTTTGTGTTATATAGGGGAAAAATTTTTAACTAATTTATTTGGATAGAAAGAAACGATATCTGCAGTATATATTGGAATATTATTTATGGTGAAGGTAGGTTGAGTATAAGGGTTATAGTAAATGATATTGTTGGAATTAATATTGATGAAAGAGAACAGGTAACCTTGAACACCTGCATGGACATTTTTTTTATTTTCTTTGATTACTCTTTGTCTACCTTTTTCGGATACTTTGAAAGTACAATTGGAAAGGGTTAGGTTTTGAGTATGGGCGATTACTTTATTTTTATGTTTTATAGACCAGCAAGATTTGTGTATATTCCAGTATACGAATACTTTGGTACCATATAGAGAAGGAGGGATAGTATTATAGAAAGGGATGTTATTCATAATGTTAAAAGGAACATGGTGATATGGTGTTCATCGCCTTCTAATACTCCCCAATATCCACTATCATGTTGAGTTTTGCATTCTGAATAAGACAGGTGGTATTGTTGCTGGATAATATTGTTCCACTCATGCAATCGTCGTTTACTATGACCTAACTTTTTCAATAATATATTCCATTGGTCTGATGATAGGTAATATTTCATAATTGTAGTAGGAACATAGTGATATGGTGTTCATCACCTTCTATTATGCTATAGTATCCTGAATCTGATTCATGATATGATAGTTTTGTGTGATAATAATTAGAGTTCCAGTATTTTAATCTATCCTGGTATGATAGAGCTTGATAATATGCAGAATCCTGATCCCATTTATCAAGATCGGTGTTATCCCATAATTTATTATATTGTTCATTAGACAGGTAATATTTCATAAAAATATTTATTGATTATGCAGTAGTCAAGTTATGTTTATGAATCCAGAATTGTAGTTTATCTAATTCTATGTCATTGATCCAAAATTCTTCATATTCAATATTGCCATTATCGAAATATCTGGTTACTGCAGGGCCATTATCGTTATGTCTGTTGCCATTGATCCAAAATCCTTCTTCAATGATATTGCCATTTTCGGAATAATAGATTGATGCAGGTCCATTCTCATTGTGTGTTTTGCCATTAATGGAATATCGTTCATACCTGATATTACCATTTGGATGAAATTCAACAATTGCAGGACCATATTCGTTATGGTATCTACCGAGTATGAGGTATTGTTTAGATTCAATATTACCATTCTCCCAATAAGAAATATATGCAGGCTCGTTGATATTATGTCGTTGGCCATTCTCCCAATATTCTGTTGATGCTATAGTACCATTATCGTAATAAGTAATGATTGGATTCGGCATAATATTGTGATTTATTTTATTAAGTGTAGATATATTATACCATGATATTGAGTGGATGTCAAGTGATAGATCATAATTCTGCAAGGATAAAGATTGTTATATGATTTTCATCACCAATTAATCTACCCCAGAATCCTGGATAGTCAGTAAGTTTGATAGATGGTGGGTGATCTTCTGATTCTATATAATCTATGTTAAATTGATTTCTAAAAGTTTTTTTCCAATAATCATTTCTTTGTTTGACGGTAAGGACTTCATCATATTTTGGTTGATCACTATACTGATTCCACCAGATTAAGTTCCATTGTTTGCGAGTTAGATCATATTTCATAATTGTAATAAGAACCAAATAATTTGTTTTTCTTCACCTTCTAACCATCCCCAGAATCCTGGTTCTGATGGTGAATATGATAAGATTTCATCATATGATAAGTTAGTTGATGATTCCATATTATCTAACCAGTATCCAATTCGTCTTTCTATTTGTGTTATATCATATAGTCCTTTATCCCACCATATGCGTTTAAATTCATTTTCAGATAGGTAATATTTCATAGTTGTAATAGAAGTATATTAATATATTTTTCATCACCGTTGATAATAGCAACATGATCATTACATGAAGTATTGTATGTTTCCATATATGTAATATTTGGATATGTTTCATCCCAAAGTATATATCTACTCATTTTACATTTGTATTCACCATCTAGTGGTTCAGTGATCCATTGAGATGGTTCAAATAGACAATACCATATAGTATTCCATTGATTATATGTAATATAATGAATCATATATACTGGTGATCTTTACAAAATAATTTAATTGATTTTTCTAATTGTGATTTATCAATTAAATTATAACGTCTTCTTAATGTAGAGAGTGACACAGATTTATTATTTTTTGCCCAAGAGCCATATAGTGGTATAGAATGCAAAGTAGTTGACCATGGGTATACATATGTCTCTATTTGATAAGTATATTCACCGACTATATCTTTTAAAATCAAGTTGATTCTTAGATAAGTTGATGGTTCTGAATAATAATGATTGGTGAATATAAATCCATATTTCAGGATTGACATTGTTTCGGTATTAGTTAAGTTCATTGTTATGATATACCACGGTTATGTTAATAGTAGTATATCATAATTTTTGTATTATGTCAACTATTGCCAATTGTATAGATCGTCAAGATGTTTTTGCCATGCATGGATGGTGGGGTATTTTTGGAGGAATTGACCCTTTAATGGATTGTGACCCATATTTTTTAATCCAGCCTGATATGATGTTTGTACCATTAATTTTTCCAATTCATCCATTGATTGTGTTGTTTTAAGTGCAGTTACCAAATGAGATTGATCATATGTTCTATTGTTGGCATATGTTTTTAATAATTCTTGTTTAGCTGGAGTATTTTTCATACGTTGAACCCAACCTGCAACTCTATACTCATCTAATGCAGAACCAATTTGTTGATTTTCATTATCTGATAATTGAATTAATAGTTTAGATAATTGTTCTAGTGTTTTTGCAGAATTCAGTTGATGCAATGTCTCTTTCATGAATCTACCATGTTGTTGCATATCTTTTACACTATCTGGGGAATATTTGTTATTATAACGTTTTATATTAGTAATCGCATCTTTTGAGAAGAATACTGCCTGATTTCTTTCTGATGTATGTATGATACCGATACCTGGATCATAAGCTCCATCGATGCCAATATATCTAAACAAATGATTCCACACAATATGAGTATTAGTACCTTGATCATTTGAGCGGGAAGTAGAAAGTTCTTGTGCTACTTTCATTGTCACGTACCATAATCTACCACCGGCATAACTATCGAATTTAGCTTTTCTATCTGATTGATTGATATAATGTTCAACTATATCAACTGCATCTTTCCATGGCATATTGGCATTTTTGGTAAAGTAGTCAGCGATTTTTTGGTAATATACTACTAAGTCTTGATTAGACAGGGTTTTAAGATTAATAATATTACCGTTAGCTTGGAATATATTAACAAATGCTTGATCGCCTGCAAATGGTAGATAATCCATTGCAGTATCAGTATTAGTTTGGTTAATAACGAATGATGCTGGGTAAGCATAGATACCGATTGGGGTATCCCATTCAGATTTAGGATTTATGCCTAATTTATCGACTGAAGTAAATGATACAAAGCAATTTACTTCATCTAAATTATCTAATGATGGTGCATTATGAAATGCATTAATAATAATATCATTAATGGATGTCTTAGGATTTTGTTTAGGATTTTTTCTTTTTTCAGTAATAAATTCATTTGCTCTCATAGTAAGTATTTATCACTATAGATGCAATATAAACCAGTTAATTGATATCTCATATATTTAAAAGGAACCAGTTAATTGATTTTTTAGATCCTGTTAGTATACCCCAGTATCCATCAAAATCATTATCATTATCTATAATAAGACCATAATGGTCTACCTGTGCTGGTAACTCATTATAAGATAATTTATATTTATGTTTAAAATTATTCTTCCATATGGATTTTCTAACAAGAATAGCTTCGTAACAATTGGAGTTTGCATCAGATGTAACCTCGTTAACCCAATCAGTCCATATGGTCCAATATTGGTTTTCAGTTAGATAGTGTTTATATCTCATAATTGTAAAATAAAGAAGTTGATGTGTTTTTCATTGCCAAATATAATCCCATACCATCCATATGGTGTATCATCGTCGTCACTTATGTCGTTATTTTCGTAGTATCGTAATTTATACTTAGATTTAACATACTGATTCCATTTAGATAATCTAATTGGGTAATATTCAACTGTGGGGGAAACATTATATTCCCCCCACAATCTACTATATTGTTCACCGGATAATTCGTATCTCATAATTTAAGAAGCAGCATTATTATTCTATTTTTAGTACCATATAGAGAACCATAGTAAATATCTGATGATTCATCTTCTGAAGTATTATATCTTATTTTATATTTTTGTTTAATAAATGGAATCCAATTAAATGGGTCTGTATGAGATAACCTATTGGATTTTTGGTGATCGTTGTATTCTGGATCATTACAAATTAAAGCATGTAGCGATTCAAATTGGGTGTCATTTAGTATAATGTTCATAGTTGTAATAATATCCAATTAATATTACGTTCATCGCCTTCTAATACTCCCCAATATCCTTCTGGTAAATCAATATCGTAGATATGGAGTTCTTCATAATATTTTACATTGGTGGCTGGGTATCTTTCCGTAAAAATACGGGCACGTTTATCAGCCGCAATAATAGATGATAGCCCAAAAAAATCAGACATATAGTTATCCCACAACTTATAAAATTGTTCGCTAGAAAGATAATATCTCATAGTTGTAATAATAACCAATTAATGTTTTTTTCACTGCCAGTTAACATCCCCCAGAATCCTGGTTCTGATAATCGCTCAGAATAGAGAACGTTATTTTTACTTAACCATTCTTTAACCTCCAGATCAGTAGGTTCATGATACCACAAATCATTATACTGTTCTTCTGATAGAAAATATGTTATATCATCATTCATATTTGTAATAATAACCAATTGATATATTTTTCATCCCCTGATAATACTCCATAATATCCCTCTCCATAATATCCCTCTTCATATTCGTCACTATTTTCATAATAAATTATATTCAAATGTGCATAACGAGTAGTCCACAATGATTTTCTATTTTCATATTCGATAGACATATCATACTGTGGATCTGCCCATTGTTCATCATTTATAACGGTGTACCACAGGTTTGTCCATTGATTTGATGATAGATAGTATTTCATAATTTATCTTATCTACTCAATAAAAACATTATATAATGATGACCATCTTGTTTAATAAATTGCTTAAATTTTTCAACATCAGCTTCATTATACAAAATTAAAGTCATCTCAAATCTATCTAGAATCTGCGCAAATGTGCCTGTAGTATGATATTTTGATTTATGTTGTAATGTTGCATTAAAGATGTCTTTACAAAACTTGGTCAATGGTATGTTAGTATCATAATAATCACGGCATTTCACCAATGTTTCATATTTGTCTTTATTAATTTTAATTTTGATGCTCATGAGTATCTTAGTACAAACATGTTATAATCAGACAATGATTCAAATGTTATGATATCTTCATCAACTGTTTCTGGATTTGTGGCGCGATTTGCGCGAAATGTAATCATAAGGAATTTTTGTAATTCTTCTTCAATATATTGCACACTATCGTCATCATCTGAAAGATCGTCAAGATATTGATTATAGTTATGTTGTAAATATAAGTCAAACTTATCTATAATGTCATCTACCGACGATGGTGGCAATTGTGTAAAATAAATGGTATACATATTAAACTATTCCAGTGTTAATAAGAACATGTTATAATGTCCTTCTGATTTGAATTGCAGATAATTAATACATGTTGGGTACTCAGTATAACTAACCTGAATATCATATGATGATACATAACTTATCAATTTTTCTGGATCATCGATGTTATATACTAGTTTTTGCCACCATGATGGACATTGTTCAAGCGATGGTTGAAGAAGAACTCTATGTACACTCATAAATTTTTTAATATGAACAAATTAACGTGATTATCATCACCTGATATCATGCCATTATACTGATTATCATTTGCATCGTTTTCATAATATGAAATATGATATAATGGATAGACGTGTTCATTCCAGTAATTCATCCTTTCTACTGATGAGATAGATTTTGTACCGATTGTTCTGTTCCAAAAACAATAATGTTGATTTTTTGACAATGTATAATTTTTAATCATATATAAATTATACAGAATTTTTTTGATGATGTCAATAAAAAAGGTCCTTTCGGACCTTTAATGATGTTGTTAGCCTGGGATATGGTAGAATGTTTTATACTTTCCGCCAGGAATATGACCCTTTTTGTACCCTTGTGGTTTCAGTTCAGTATAGATGATGGACAATAATTGTGAACATATTGGTCTACCTGGAAACAGTTCATTAGCCATTTCTTCCAGTACAACGAATCCATTTTTCATTCGATGCTCATCCGCAAGTTGACGTATTTTTTCTTTATTTCGTTCAGTTTTTAATGAACTGAGTGGTGGCAATTTTGTAGCAGAGGATGGCACCGGTTCTGCAGGCGTTAGAAATGTGACCATGGGTTTATTAGGTGTTGTGTATTGTTGATACGGTTTCGATTCTATTCTACCATTAACCTTATAATGGCCAACATTTTTACTATCAACACATATAATCGGTGCACTGATTATTTCGATAAGAGTAGGAATTAATGAATCATCATTAACATGAATGTAGGTATTATTAAAATGAGTCTCTATTTTGGTCAGTTGGGTCAGTAAATGATCACCATCTTTTGGTACTGCGATATAATAACAACCAATTTCAGCAGCAATATCCGAGAACAATTGTTTATTTTCAGATGGTAAGATGATCCCATGGCCGTTTAACAATGCTTTACCAACCTCAACATCCGTGAATGTGGATGTTATTTCATCTACTTCAGTTGGTTGTTCTTGTGGCGTTTGTTGAGATTGTTGAGATTGCTGTGCTGCTTTGGTATTAACCGATGCCATATTCAGTGTATTTTCTACAGATTGTTCAAATAGCGGAAATACTGTATTAATTCTTTCAAATGATTTACTGAGTTTTGATAATTTAGCAACATGTGACTTTTTGCTGATAAATTCTACAGGTACCAGATGTATATGACTCATACGAACAAAGTACCCTAACTCTGGAGTATAATGTGCTTTATATTGGCTTTTATATTTTTTAACTAATGGGTCATCAGTTAAAAATATCAGAATATCGCTATAAGCTCGTTCATTATCTAATGCGTATTCCACTGGTGCTACATATTTACCAATATCCGCATCATAGTAACTACCTCTACTGACATGGTATTTACCAAGATCACAATGTTCACTTATAGAAGAATCGAGCAGATAATATTTTGGATTAGGTCCATATTGGATGTCAGCATATGGTAAGAATTGTGTGTTTGTGTTTAATGGGATAACAGGGTACTTATGTGTTGTCCCGGATTTTTTTGAAGTTGATTTTGTAGTTGATTTTGTAGTTGATTTTGTAGTTGTAGCCATGATTACTCTTCGTTGATGTTGAAAGGAAACGTGCTAAGTTATGCACCATCTATTATAGCAACTTGCGTTGATTATGTCAATAAATTAATGAATCAATTCTTTTGAATTTTATGTTAAATGCATGACAAACCAATTCAATTTCTCGAAGACATTGATCACGACCACCACCCATCATATAAAATGGCTGAAGAGAATGAAGCAAGTGAATTGGCACCCAATCTTGAACGAATATAGAATCACTATTATTTTCTAATACTTCTTGCGCATCATCTGATAATAATTCTGGATTAAGATCCCTGGAATCATTCTGTTTTTGATTGTACATTGCTCTGATGATTTCAATTATGATATGGTTATCAACCCCAGAGTCCATGTAACCTCTCAAAAATCCAAATTCTTTCTGAATGAATTGTGCATTTTGTAATTTTTGTTCCAATGGTGTTTGTTCTGCTGGTATATAATCATCTTCCTCGTCATCATAAACATATCCATCATATTCTTCATCATGTCCTGCAAGATAATTCAGTACTTGGTCCGGTGTATCACCCCCACCAAAATCATTATATACTATTACAATTTTTCCATTTGCTTTTTGAATCATTTGTTGAACACCTGGAAGAATATTATTGGCATAATTTTGATATTCAGGTTGAACATCAATAATTAATAAATTGGTATTGGATGATTCTGTTAAAAATTCTTTTGCTCTCATAATGCTTCCTGTTCCTTATTTTTTATAACCAGTGCAATGGTGTTTAATGATATTTCTGGTGTCATTAATGCGTCATATGCCATTTTTCGTTTTTCAACAGGAACTTCGGTATCTATTGAAAAATACATATCAACTAATATTTTTCTAATTTCTTGTTCTGATAGACCATTAGTATTGATATTTTTAGATTGTAATAGATCCAATGCCCCTTTATTCTCAAATTTAAATTTGATGGTATTAGTCATATATTTTAGATTTCTATGATCTTTTTCATATGCTATATTACAGATTTCTTCTGTTCTAAATTCAGTAGGAATTAATCCCAAGAATTCTGTTGGCGATTTAATATTTGTTGCAAATTGAAGATATAGGTTATAATCTTTTAATTCGTCTGGAATATAATGTAATGGATTATTTTCTCTATATACTATCACAAATGGTTTTGTTAAATGTTCTAGCCATTTTCTATATTTAAGTCTGTTTATATCAGGCGTAATTTCAGATTGAGGTATATATTCCCATACATCTGGGTTATTATGGGAAATGTCTTTATAAAAATCCAATGACTTTCCATGTATGGCTTTTAACGCTGGTGCAAAATTTTTCACTCCTATTCTTAATATAGGATCAGGAATATCATTGATAACATCAGGGTTATATCTGAATAAGCTCATTATATATATTGCACAATATCCATTTTCTTTCGTTAGCATTAATGCTTTTTCAATTTGTCTATCACGATTTTTTATATTGTTATGCATATTAGCATTATCTAAAAAACTCATTGCACTTTTATACTTTTCTTTTGAGCTGCTAATATCTGTTAAGTGTTTATTAATGATAGTTTGCTTAATTTGTTGAGCAGATAGTTTAGTAGCAGCAGTGAATTGTTGCTCTGACATTGAGTTATCTTGTTGATCAAATATTTCAATTTGTTCAATATCCTGATGAATGGCTAATGCCCACATAGTAGAAGATGGCCACGTAGTAGAAGATGCCATATCATTAGTGGGCTTTTTCTGTAAGCAGTATACCAATATTACACTTCTATCATAAAAGTATTCTTCAAAATAACTTTGTGTTGGTTTTGTTGTACACCAGCTTGACTCTTTACCATGAAAACATGATGCATCTTTATCTAATGGTATTACTATCAACCATTCATCATTTTCTTCTAAAGTAATGGATTGTCCTTTAGCTTTCTTACGTTTTATGTTTGTTTTGGTTTGTCCAGGATCAAATTCATCGACAAATGATTTAAATTCATCAAATGGCTGTTTACCCCAATAATCAATATTTTTTTGATTAATATCGGTTATTTGTTTTTTATCTACTAACTGTTTAAATTTGTTAATATACTGAGTAACTATAGTTTCATCATTTTTTTGTGAAAACTTTGATTTTACTTCTTTATATCCTTCTAATATAAATTCTTTTGCTCTCATTATTTTTCAAACCTTGTGGTAATTGGGTCAATTAATACTGCTTGCCCATTTTTTCTTCTCATGATATTATTAAAGTGCATATCAGGTTCAAATTGATTATTTCTGAATAATGGCTCTAATATTCTTAATGCTTGGGAAAATTGTTTATTTGTAGTTGAATGTCGAATTTTATTTCTGGTATTATCATCAAAAAATGCTTTCGAAAATTTAACATGGGCTGGGAATTTTCCACTAGGATCAGTCGAGTTGACAATATCCATTATTCCTAGATTATTACACAATAATTCTACACCATTATTTGGATAGTCAAATAATCGTTCCATTACAATTAATAATTGATATTTTGCCTTTGATTGTTCTGGTTCCAAAAAGAAATCATGTTGTTGTTCAAACCATTCCATATCATCATATGAAAATTTACTTATATCATATAATTTGAATTTAAGGATTTTTGGAAAGAATTGGTTTTCTGGATGATTATGGCATACTCTTAAAAATTGATATGCTGGATCTGATGGACCACTTATTGCAACAAATTTAAGGATGATATTCGGGTTATTTTGAACAGCATATGCTATAGCTTGAATTCCATTTCCAAGATATGATAATTGTGGTTTATTAATTACACCAGATAATGGTTTTTTTGATGTGGGTATTTCTATTTTCTTTTCTAAGATGAGTTCATGAATTTTCATATATTAAACCATTGGGTCGATAACAACAAGGTCGCCATTTTCACGTTGCATAATGTTTCCGCGATGTAGGTCTAACACATGGGATGGATATGTATTCATCAAGTCAACCATTAATTCAAATATTTTTGGATAATCATGGCGTAATGTTTGGATTCTGGACGGATCATTGTTCATAAACCATTCTATATCACTTTTATCACCTATCGATGATATGATGCCAACTAACGAATTGTATTGGTCATTGCGCGAAATTCTATGTAATTTTTCAATTCTAACAACAAAAGTATTGTCGTTGATTTTAATGATATTGCCCTTAAACTTTGGAATTAAAGGATTATTTTGATGTTGTCTTGCATATTGTATGTAATCAAAATACGCTTTATCATGTGTGAATATTTTGAACACCCATGGGTAGTTAGGATGTTCAAATGCTGTTCCACCTTGCCCCGGTGAACCAACAGCATTAAATCCATTATCTACCATATACTTTTGAAATTGTATTAATCGAGATATTCTATTATTAACCCCAGACAAATCCCCATGGAAAATTTCTTGGGATTTTTTGTAATGGTCGTTTTGTTTGTATCCAGTAAGTTCACGAATATGCATCTTGTATTTATGCTTATTCATGCATTATATTACTTAACTCTGATTGCCTTTTTTTTCACCCACTTAAATTCTTCTTCATCAAATTTATTATCGAATAGGTTCTTTACTATTTTCGCAGATTGTTTATATTCTTGCCAAACTTTATCAGAATCGTCAATTAAGTTTCTATTTTTACTTTTGGTATAAACAAATACTTTTTTATATTTTTTAAATGAGTTTGAATTGGGTGCTAATTGATAATATAGCATTCTACCCTTTGAATATTTTTTTTAATATCTTACGGTTGTTTGTGACATTGTGTTGACCAATATCAACGGCTCTCAATTTAATCCACCTGAATTCTTTAATATCTTCATCAGATATTTTACCAGTTTCTCCGGTTCGATTTTTAATAAGAAATACTTCTCCAGAAATATTGTTTTCTGCCCACACACGGTCACTTGATAATATTACTTTATACATTACCTTTTCCAATCGTACTACTGGTGGGTAATCCGATATATACGGATTAATTACAGCATAAATGGTCCAGTTGTTATCTAGTAAATTAATGTCCATATTTTTCTATTATAGATTTGATGTCATTAATAATATTTTGATTTACATCAATTGAAATGGCGCTAGAAATAGAACCATAGTGCATTTCCAATGATTCAAATAATAATTTCTTAATTGTATTTTCGTCTGGCGCATACCGCAAGGTTGATTCATGATACAATTTATCTAAATATTTTTCTTTTTCTGCAAACCATTCTTCATTTTTTTCAATTGGCCATTCACCATTTCTTACTGAACGTAGTAATGGTCCGTTGCATTCAAGATCTAAATCATGATGCTCCAATATCTGTTCACACTCAAGTCCAAGACGTAAAATATGATATAAAAACTTCGTATCATACCCAACTCTATCTATTGTTTCTTGCCGTTTTTTATTTGATCTATTAGCTCCATTTTTAAATTTAGATATTTGTGAAAACATGTATCCACGGAATTTATGGAATGAACCTTTATGTAGGAATAGTTTTCTATTTGTTCTAATATGCTCGTATATTCCAGTAGAATGTAGTACACATCGTCTAGGCAAAAACAGAACGTCAACCATATTTGGATTATTTTCCATTGCCAATTGAAAGAATTTAACAATATTATAGATTGTTAAATCTATTTCTTTACGATGCTCTTTTAGTTCAATATGGTGTTGTTGAAATACATCAAATCGTTGTTGCTGAGAACCAAATCCTAAAATTTCACCGGCAAGATGCGGGAAAATAATTTCTTTTGGTGGAATACAGAATCCTACAATATCCATATCAGATGCATCATCAGATGCTGCATATGCAATAGAGCCTGTCATCCCTTCAAACATGGTGTTATCAGGTAACCATTTTGGTGGAGTAATTAGATTTTTTTGTGAAAGAATTTTTGAATATTGCATTAGGATTCTCCGTGACTGATATATTATTATATCATATCACGGAGACAATGCAACTAATTATTTACCGTTATCAACGATAATACTTGTTGAATATGTGATACCACCTAAAACATAACCTTTAGTTGAATCAGCATCAAAACCAATTCCGAAAGATTTAGCGGTACCTTTCCAAGATATTTTAGCACAATCAAGGACGGTTACCTGTTTAGTACCAATTGTAACAACATTACCATTTACCGCAGTGATCTTAGCATGAATATCACTTGCTGATTTAGCACCAGCTGGTGTTACACAACTTCCAGCAGGAACTGGGGTTGGTGCTAATGTAGGCACTGGGGTGCTAGTTGGTGCAGCAGTTGGGACCGGTGTAGCAGTAGGTGCAACTGTTGGTACAGGTGTTGAAGTAGGAATTGCTGTTGGCACTGGAGTGCTAGTAGGCAATGGGGTACTTGTAGGTACAGCTGTAGGCACCGGTGTAGCTGTAGGAGCAACAGTTGGAACCGGAGTAGCAGTTGCAACGACTGGAGCTGGATCTAACGTAATAGTAGTGGCTTCACAGAATACACCAGTTTGATCTTTAACACCAGCATATGTTGCTAATGATCCAGCAGCAAACGTACCTGTCCCGCCAACTACGACACCAGTATAATGGACCATTGCGTTTGCCGTAGTAAATGCAGGGTTTGCACCTCTTAATTGAGTGAAACCGGTAATCGGTTCTTGAACACCAGAACACGCAGGAGTATTAATAGTCAAATCCAATGTTTCAGATGCAGCAGTTCCAGCAGAATCGGTCAAATCAAATTGAATCGGATAAACACCACTGGTTCCTTGTGTACCATTAGTATTATCTGGAGCGGCTGGTGTGCCGTACAATTGAATACCATCAAATAACAAACCATTTGGAAGTGGTAAACTAACTGCATTAATAGCAATGGTATAAGGAGCGATGCCACCAGTTACACTAATCGGTGTATTAGGCATTGCAACACCTTCAGTCAACACTGGAAGACCTAGAGTAGTAAATGCTAATGCTGGAACAGGAACAACTACTGGAGCTGGTTGACCATTAGCTAACAATACTTGAACTGTATAAGCTTTAGTAGAAACATTACCATCAGTATCAGTTACATTGATAGAAAAGTCATATTTACCAGGAACAGTTGGAGTACCTTCAACAATACCACTATCCAACCCAACAGTCAACCCATCAGGAACTTGACCAGTTGTAGTGATTTTATATGGAGAATTACCACCATAAACTGTAGATAATGGAGCCATTTTAGTGTTAACTTTAATATCAGCAATTGCTTCAGCTTGAGTCAATGGCATAACGTCATTGAAACCAACCATGTTTTCAGAGATAAAGTCACCTACAACAACTACAGCAGAACAATCATAAGAATAACTATCACCTTGCGTATCAGTAATAGTTACTGCATTTAATGATGCCGCACCATGTTTACCATCTGGACCAACAGTATCACACATTTGTTCATGTGTTTCACCATCAAATGACCCAGTTGTAGCTGAACCAGTTGCAGCATTTACGCCAGATGTTAGAGCAGGATCACCATTACCAAATCTGAAGTAGGTATATTTGCGAGTAATAACTTCATCATTAGCTACTTTTTCAGCAGCACCTACATGTTCTTCTTTAGGTTGTGGTTTACAGACTTTTGGATCTGGATCAACGCAAGCTTTAGCTTTAGGTGGCTTTTGAATCAAATACCATTCAGATTCAACTTGATTAGGTTCACCATTTTGCCAATCAGGAAGACCATCACCATTTTTATCTTCATTAACTAATGCTTTAACCAATTGGTCAGCACCACCAGCAACTTTTTTACCATGTACTGACGTTTTTTCAACTCTCAACCAAACAGGTTCACCCCATTGAGCAGGAGCTGGTTCAACTTTTTCTTTAGGAGCTTGCTGAACAGGGACTACGTTAACTACCGCAGGTTGAAGAGGAATCGGTTGAGCTGGGGCTGGTTGTACTGGAGGTGGAGCTACGAACGTTGGAATTGCCATAGTAACACCAGGAGCAGATCCACCCAAACTAGCACCACGAACAAGACCAGAGCCTTGTTGATTCAACCAATAAAATCCAACGGATTTAGGAGTACCCATTGCACCAGTTGCGAAATGTTCACATCCTGTATCAGCAGCAGATACACAAGAATGTCCACCGGTTGACCATGTTGAAGTGTCTGCAGCAATCGTACCACGAGGACGAACACCATTTGCATCAGGTTTCAACTCGTAATGTACGATAGCATGAATTACACCAGCAGCATCAGTATATTCACCCACAGTTGGTGCACCATAACGTGCTGAATACCATGTATAGCCAATTTGAGCAGAATGCAAACCTTCAAAGTCTTGCTCAAAACCGTATGCCATTTGACCTGTATCATTCGCGACATCAAAGTTACCAACAGATACGGCTTGTGCACCAATACCTACACCACATTTACCAAATCCATCACATATAGTGAATGCTTCTGCAGTCGTAATAAAAAATCCCAATAATGCCGGGATGTACTTAATATATTTCATTAATTTCTCCATAAAAATTTAAATTGTCAGCGTCAATATTATCAGACACTAATATATATTTATGGTAATGCTACCATAAATTCTGTGTGTTATATCAAAGATTTATAATTTTAATGTTGATCTAATAATTTATTAATATCTTGAAATAAAGTATCAGGTAACAGGTTGAAATCTTGTTCTTCGATGAGAAAGCATCGCCATTGATCATTATAATGGATTGATAGTATCAATGCTCCATCTGGGTCGAATGTGAAATTGCATCTATATTCATCAGTATTATATCTGACAGAAAATAGATGCAATAACGCATATAGGTTTTGAAAGGTAGGGAAAGTCAAATTATCTGCAGGAGAACAGGTAGTATGACCATGTGCAAATGGTCCTGGCATGATTAGTCCTTATCTGTTTACTATCCAGTTAAAAAGTTGAATAACACCAACAACAATCAGCATACCACCTATTCCCATTATAATTTCAATAAATTGTTTAATGTTAGCTGAATTTTCAGTAATGATCTGATTGAAAATATTTAACATGATTTTACTCCAAATTTTTCTCTAATTTCAAAACAAAATTGATGTGGTGGGGACATTTCAGACAAACCATTTTCTGTTTGTATTTTAGATGTTTCCACGATGGTTTTAATACATTCTTCAATGATCATTGAAGAAAATATATTTAAAAATTGAGTATCATCATCTAATGCACCCCATATAGGATCACCGTATCCATCGAAATTAAGTCCGGCAGTTTTAGCAATTTCTTTAATTTTCTCGTTCATTTATGTTACACAATTGGTTGAAAGTTGGAATACATTTTTTACACTGCACCCCAACTTGTAATATTTCTCTTATTTGTTCAATTGGGGTGCCAGTTATCAATAATTTTATTATATCACGATCTGATACCTTTTTGCAAACACAAATTATCATTTTTTCAACTTATTGATCGCTTCAATGATATAAATGCCAGTGAAAGATATGTATCCTGCGACATAATATAGTACATCATTCGTAAAAAATAGATTAATAATAGCAATAGCAGTTAAGAAGTATAACATATTAGGTACCAGCTCTTGTACGATTCAATTTACCAATAGTAAATCCTAAATTAATATAATAATGTAATTTAATATCATCATTGTATGAAATTCTTTTTTCTGAAATACCATCTGTCAAATATATTTTTTTAATTCTACCTTTCACCCAACCGCTGGATTCATATTTTTCCAGATCATCTATTGAAATTCGTTTTTCTGTGTGTTCATTGTATACATATATTTTACCAGATGTTGGATTACCACGAGTCCATCCATCATTAATATATGCATTTACTTCTTCAAGTGGAACCCGTTTATATGAATTTTCACGTTTTATATAAATCAAATCAGCTACAGTACTCGACAATTCATACCCACAATCCAAATACTCAGCAAGTTTAATAGATGGAACTTTTTTTAGTTTACCGTCCTTTTTAATAACTTTATAATCTTGCTGATTATGGTGGTATTCCCATCCATCAGAGATGTATTGTTCCAGCAGGGATTTTTTTATATATGATAGTTTACCATTTTTCTTTACAAAAATACAATCTTTAGCTGAAGAATTTCCTAGTATCCATCCACTAGCTAAATAAGAATCTACGTGATCTGGAAGAACCATTTTATTTTGGATGCCATCTGTAATATATACTCTCTTAATTCCTTTTTGTTGCCATCCTTGCTCAAGATAATAATCTACCATTTTAGGATTCACCATTTTAAATGTATGACCCTTGGATATTATAATATACCCACTTACGTCTGGAACATGTCCGCAGTTGCAATTCAAACACAAAGGAGCGTCAAAAACCTTTTTTATTTGTAATATATTTTTTTCGATTTGTATAGCAGATTCTGCATCACTTAAATAAAATAAAACTGATCTCTGATATGGAGTCCCACATTCTTTTAATTTAAGAGCTAGTTTACCAGAACAAAAATATCGATCATTATCTAAGCATGAAGTTGAATGTTTTCCGATATAATAGTGACCTGAATCAAATTCAATATAGTACACAGTATGGTACCTTCCATCTGTTCCAACTGTTTGGTTCGTTTGAACATTTTTAAATTTGTTAATTATATAATTTTTCATAAGTCTCCATAATTATCACGATAAAATATTTATCAAAATTATGGAGACATTGACGTTTAACTATGCTCTAGCTCGTGATTTTACTTCGTCCCACGACTGCCGGTATTCTCTAAACCCGTCTTTGTACCACAATCTCCATCCAGCCGCTGGAGTCAAAAAATTAAAGATATTTCCTTCTGATATAGCGTCATATACTTCAATGTCACCATTTTCATTCTCTCTGCAGCGAACTAATCCTTTTAATGATTTTTTTCCAGAATCAGTAATAGGATCTTTAATAGTAGCAACCCATTTTCCATATCTAAAATTTGCAGTTGATTTGAAACTGAAACCAAAATCATCACGCGAACCAAAATGGGTGATACCTGCTCCAGAACCTAAGCAAAAGTTGTCCATAGCAAAGCCAGCATCAACCCACCCTTGACAAATTTCTCGAACTGTATTTACTTTTACACCATCTCCCTGTATTACACCAGTTGATGGGTGTAATACCTTGTACCCTTTATTATTAATAGTTACCCCAAAGGTAGCTTCCCAATCTTTGCCTACTAATCCTGGTTCGATTGTCATATCTCCGGTATCTGGTCTAGCAATCATGCGCCCACCAGATGCCAAAATTCTATCTTTTAATCTAGTACCAAGATATTCTCTCACAAATCTTCTTGAATCATATGTATCAATCACTGCTGACATAAATGGTAAACCAATGCCGCGTTTATGTCTTTCCACTGCCTCAAATAATCTATCTACTACCATAACAGCTGCACCGAAATCATCTTTATTTTCCGCATCTGAATGAGCACATGATACACTATGTTCACTCGCTTCAATAGATGAAGTTGATGGTTTATATGTTCCATACAAGCGTTTAATATACCCATTTGCTCTAATACAGTCTGACCCATCAAATAGTGCGGCATGTGCAATACCAGAGATTACTGCTGCTTCATCTGGACTATCAGCACTTCTGTCGCCAAACTCATGCATCATGTAGTTAACATTGGTGGTGTCAGTTCCGGTAAGTTCACAGAATTCTATAAGAGTCAACCTCATTGCTCTGCAAACAGATGCAACAGTAGACATTTTCCAAATCAATGCTTGTGAAAATGTTTCAAAATAGGTTACTAACCACGCAAAATTAGACACAGTATTAATAATACCAACTATTGGCGTTTGTGGTGCAACTATTCGGCCTTCTTCTACTCCATAAATTGCTAATGGTATTTTTCCATCAAGTTCTCGTACAATACGTTCCCATCCTTCTCTATTGAAGTGGTATCCTTGTTCAGTAACTTCAACTTCTGCTTCATCAATCATTTCCATTGTGATTCTAGTAGCTGCAAAAATTGAAGATAATAGGGTAATACCCATTGAAACAATATGGGTAGAATATGAACTTGACTTTCGTGGAACCATATTTGCATAACCATATTCGTCGCCAGTAGGTGCTTCTAGCCAGTGATTAATTTTATACCCATCTGCACACAAAATTATATTAAATGGTTTTAAATGTTCTAACATAATGAAATCCTCATTGTTTTTATAAAAATTGGTGGAAGGTCTATCCCTCCACCATAAAATTATATTATATCATAATAATATAATTAGTCAACTATTATTTACCTTTTAGTGCACTTGCCAATTGACCGAACCAATCTGAAATCTTATCAGATGAAATCATCCATTGTGGGAGTGCTGGCAGTTTACCATCCCATTTTTTATACGGTTCCGCTTGTGCTACCATGATAGAGGTTTCAGCTTCATAGCGATCAGCTTTTAATGTTTCTAATCGGTTGACAGAAGAATCTCTTGCATATTGGCTTACTACTAAATCGGTAATACTCTTTTGTAAAGATGGGTCCAGTCTCATATCAGATGAAATCCCAATATACTCAATGGTGATTCCCATTTTTTTGTATTCGGTGATCATTTGTTTTTCAACTGACTGCAAAATTTCACTTTTCTTTGCCAGCATTTCCTTGAATGGGAACTTAGCAAATTCAGAAAAATAGGCAGACTTGATTCGAGCATGTACCCTAGTGTTCATTACATTATTGAGTGATTTGCCTTGCAAAACAGATGGGAAATTTCGTTCATCGTCCGTCCCACCGGTTGCTGCTTCAACACCAAACCAATAAAGGTATTTTGCTGCATCTTCTTCTAGAACATTTGCACCAATTGATACATCAAAGCATGCTGAAATAGAATCTTCTGATTCAACACACACTTCTTGGTTAGTAGGTGATTCTGGTGTATTGGTTTTAGTCCAGTTAACAACATATGGAGTCCGATCTAGTAATACTAAAATTGCACCCGGAACATAATAATCAATTGCACCTGAGTTTTTCAAAACAACGTGTGGAATTTGGATACGTTTTGCACCAACTTTTTTGTCATTCAAAAATGCTTCTGATTCAAATTGTTTCTGGCTATCTTTTGTTTCACCGGTTGCTGGGATCAAGAATGCAGAATGGTTAGGGAGAACGTTTACATTTTCAGCCCAATCTTGTCTTGAATAATATGCGTTAGCATCTTTGACTACAAAATTGGTCACCAAGACCATCATTCCTAGTACAACCAATGTTTTGGATGATTTATCAAATAATGATTTAATATTGTTCCACCATAGCCCAATTATGGCAAGCAATAGCACCCCAGATGATAGACCACCGGACATGCTTTTAAAAAATTCCATTCCGGTCATGCTTTTTGCATAACTAGCGATGCTATCATCAAATTGACTTACCGCAATAGCACCAGCTTCTGCAGTACCAACCGCAGCAGTATAGATACCCAAATACTTCCATCCAGTAATGGCAAGTAGTGTCAAACAAAGTTTAAAAATTATAGTCTTCATTGTTTACCTTATGTTATATTAAAAAATTGTGTTACACCGTAAGTATAGCATGTTTATAAAAAAGTGTCAATAGTCTCTATCAAAATAGTGTTTAAAACATGCTTCATCTTTATAATGTTCCTTTACATAATCGATGTACTCCGGTGGTGGTTTTATGATACCTATTTTACCATTTGCAGGATCATATACAACCCATCGTTCTCCAGTTTTTAATGGGTACGGTTGTTTATTCAAGAATAATAGGAATGCCTTGTGTTTTGCGAATTCTTCTAATTCTTGATATATAGTTGGATGATTTGCATAGTTTTTTGGATTTTTTTGAATCCAATTTATACAGTTTACTAAATGTCCAATAGCCATATCTTTTATCAATGTTGCTCTACCGTCTGCTGAACCCCATTGTATATTACCTATTTCTTCAATACTTTTCATTTTATCACCTGCATATTGAAACACCCCAAGTAATTATCGAAAGATGGTCCTCGAACAAATATTCCTCCATATCTAATACATCATCAATTGGAAACCACTTGGCAAATCTAGCATCATCAGATCCTTTAACTTTAGACAACGGTCCAGATGGTAATTCTATTGCATAAGCATGTGTGATAGTTCGTCCTCGCAATGATCGTGACGGTTTATCGAACACCTGCGTTCCTTTTATAGAACCTCTTAATACTGGCTCTGGTATTTTGATTTTAGTTTCTTCCCTTAACTCTCTTATAACACCATCAATCAAATATTCGGACTGGTTTACAAATCCCCCAGGAAGTGCCCATAATCCTTTTCCAGGACTCGCTTTACGTTGCACCAATAGGACATGACCTGATTGAATCACAACAGCGTCAGTGGTCACAAAAGTGGGTGGGTATGGAGCATTGTCCCAGGATTTTTTATAACCTTGAATATGATTAAACTCATCAACCAGATTTTTATAATCATCACTTTTTGTCCACTCTCTTAAATCGTTCTGCAGTTGGGAATCAATTAACGGTCTATCTTTCCAATTAAATATTGCTCCAGTAAATAATTGTTCCCGGACAGTGGTTGCATCAATATCAATGATATGATCGGTATTAATAAAATCCCATTGTGGGAAATAATCAATATAATAGGAAGTAGAATCTTTTTTGCAGCCCACGATACCAATTTTTGGATCGGTAATGCCACATGTTTCTTTTTTGACTATTCGTTGAACTTGTTGAATCCACTCTTGATCAACTCGGAAATCACGGATACCATGACAACTAATTCTGGATGAATCTTGTTTTGGTAGTTGATTCAGTAACATTGCAGCACGTTCATACCACTTCCACGGGTTTTTAATCGTTCGTGGTTGAAAGCTGGAGCCGAATAATACTATTACTTTATTTGAACGTTCTAATGCTGTAGTTACATTATGAACATGTGCGTGAGTTGGTGGTTGCATTCTGCCAATGTATACAATGGCATCATATTTTTGTTTTGTCATAAGGAATCCCCTTAAAGTTAAAAGTCGCTGTCTATCAGCTGTAAGTATTTATTATATTATCAAATTAACCTAATGTCAAGAATATTTTAATACAAACGCATTAAAATATTTTTCAGAATCAAATGTAATTCCAGTTTCGTTGTTGTATGTCCATAATACTGCATGGCAATTGTATAGGTAAAACATTGAGTTTATAAAATTTATACGAATAGATTCTGGCATATCATAATAAAATTCGTATTCATCCCTAAATTGGTTAAAAAAGTTATTATACCCAATGTCATAATGTGATTTTAAAATATGTGTATATTTCATGCCCATTTCAACAAGAATAATGTTCTATCTTTTTCATATTTAAAATAAAAATAATTATTTATTACAGTATATCTATCACTACAGTGCTTCCGTAAATAATCATGAAAATTAAATATTGCATGAACATCAAACTCATGGGCATCCACTATAAACTGATCATGTGCTTCATGACATGTGAATTTAGGTTTTTTAAATGCAGCATCTCCTGCTAGGACCCAATTAGTGCCATCAAACTTCATCATAGTATTCGTTTGGGTGTTATAATAAACTGTACCAACCGCTGGAGCAGCCGTTGTGTAAGTAAATGCTATATTATGAACCATATTTTAATAAAAACATTGTAAATTTTGCTTCATCATGGACTATTATATCATCTAGTATCGCTCCATCAATATATACCATTTCGATCTTATACTCTTTTTTCATAGTATTCACCATCTGGGTTTCCGTAATAGGATAATCGCCGCTATTCCACCAATTATTTATTGCTGTTTTTGCTCTATTAATTCTTTCCCGTTTATCAGTTAGAGATTGTGCATACTTTCTAGTATGTTCGGCTACAGTGGTAATATTTTGTTTCATGATAAATACATTATGTCTAGAATAAATCCACCGGCAGGTTATGCAAATTGGAATACATACATTGAAGCAATGGCTGATGCTAGTTCTGATCAGAGCATCACTAATCGTCGTAAGATAAAACGTGATATTAAATTAGGAATGATCGCTGCAATTGAACGTTCCACCAATAGAATTAATCATACCTATAATAGTCCAGGAACAGTTGCACCAGCTCCACATCATCCGTGGGATTAAGCCCACCAACTATCATGGTCATGATTGGAATCATATATAATTAATTCTGGTCTGTATTCACCATTATATTGTTTTACATCTTCTGCAACAATTGCCAATAATGTTGAAATCGCTCCTGTATAATATCTACGATTAATGAAACTTTTATCACTAACTTTTGGATTAAAACTCCATACCCAGTAGTTATCAGGGGACAATTTGAAAGGATAACTTGTTTCTGCATGGATTTCTAAATAATTTCCAGATGGGATTATCGCTGGAAAGTTTGATTCTTGTTCAATTTTGACACGTATAATTTCATAATCCTTTAATGGTAAAAACATTACCTGAGAAAGAATCATTTCAATAAATGATAAATGATTATCGATCATAAAATGTTTTGTTAACATTTTATCAGTTTGCCATCTACCATTATTGTACAACTTTATTGTAGTTTGCTTCCATCCTTTTGGTGTTATTTCAGGAAAGTTTGTTACTGTCACATGAACATGTAAATGTGTTTTATTTGTTGATTTCATAAAGATACCAGATTATGTATGTAGTATAAAGTACATCATATCACGTTCTGACTTGAATGTCAACTCATAAACCGGGGAGTATTTAGCTTTTTCACATGAGCAATTGAAATGTGATATGAATTCTTCATGTATACCACCAGTTGGCTTATCATATTTTGTTCTTATAAATTTAGCGGAATTTATTAATGCTGTTCCATTTATTTTAACATAAACTGATAATCCATCATACTTCAAATTTTCTACCATGTTCATCGATATATTTTTTTGCAGATATTAATGAGTCTGGAACATACCCAGGATTATATGATATTCTAGTATCATTTTGTTTAAAAAATCTATAAACCAATAACTCATCAACTGCTGAAAACCAGTGAATGACATTTGGTTCGAGTTTTATTAGTTCCAATTCTTTACAATCGACAATATATAAGAAATCATCACTGTATATGTAAAAAGTGGCAGTACCTTTCATAATAAATCGCAATTCTTCCCCATCATGGTAATGGATATCTGAATCTACTACTCCAGAGCGATTAAAAAATGTGTCGAATTTTGTATAACCATACTTGATAACATCCAAATCTGATTTATCAACTTTCTCATATGGAGTTATGGAAAAAACACCATATAAATCGAATTGTTCACTAGTGCGTAAAACTTGATCTATTTTTAATTCAATTGGGTTTATTTTATAAATGATAGCCATTATTATTCTCCGAATGTACTATTTACTATTATAACCATTTTAATATGAATAATGTTCTATCAGCTTCATTACGAAAAGAAAATATATCATTGTTTGGCCAACTTCTTGAATACCGTCGCCATCTTTCATCATTATTACCAAAACTAAATTCACACCATATTGTCATTTCTTTTAATGCATATTCATTATAGCCGAGATCATGTTTTTCAATAATCTCGGTCATTGATTGCCAATCCAATTCAACAGTGTATTCAGTATATACTTTCATGACCATTTTATAAAAAATAAGGTTTTGTATTTTTCATTATCAAATATTAATTTAAAATAAGTAATTTCATCAGTAATATATATTGCTTTATATGGTCTTAACTCAATATCAAGATAATATCTATATGAATTATATTCTTTAAGTTTATCTGGATATGTTTCATACAAATGTGAAATAAAATTATCCCATACCGGTATTCTGTTACCATTTCGTCCAACATCAACTGTTACATAAGTCATAAGAATTTTAATAAAAATATGGTGTAATGTTTTTCAGAATCAAACGTGACAGTGTTATCTCTTCGATTGTATGTAGCATTACACAGTTTTATGAATTCTTCGAACACATTAATACTTTTTCCACTGTTTAAATCAACCAAATTTATAATCTTAATTCTAGCATTTTCTGGAATGTCAGCCCAATAAATGGTGTAACTCATCCCCATTTCAATACAAATAAATTATAACATGCTTCTGACTGAAATGCAATAGCATCCCATTGTCCTTGATCATCTAAAATCATCCACATATTATGCTCTTTCATTTTTCCAAGTAGAAGGTTATCGAAATTAACACTAGCAGAAGGACTAGCTAAATCGTGGGCATTAAATATAAATCTTTTCCACCATGATGGTATTTCCTCAAAAGACTTATGAGCGAGTTCAACAATATACATATTTTAATTGGTCCAACCGGTGTATCGTTTTCCAAACATCAGTATGATGAACTCCTATACCACCTGCTTCAACCCATTCTCTAATGTTTTCTGAATGATCATCAATTAAAATATCATCAGGACTATAAACATATTTGTGTTTTAAGTGTCTACCTAATGTACAATGGACTGGATAATTTGAACCCAATTTGTCTCTAACCCATCTTTCTTTATCGATGGCAGAGGATAACAAATATCCAGTTGGGTCTGGGATCGCTGTTAAAAAGAAGATATCATGCGTTTCTTCAAAATGTTTTATTTCATCAAGTAAATAATTAACATTTGGTAATACTTCAAACTGATAAAAAATATTTGGTATCTCTTTTGTCAAATGTTTCCAAACATAATCACCACCTAATTCTCGATATGGTTGCCCAAAATGCTCGATTATGAATTTCTCACAATTTGCCACAACCCCATCACAATCAATCGCCAATCGTGGTCTAATATTATTTTCCATATTGTAATAAAAATAGTAGTTTGTCAGATTCTTTTTCAAAAAGAATGCGTTTGAGACCATAGAATACTCTGACATATCCTTTGTGATCTTTCATTGCATACCTCATTAATAATTTTGTATCATAATCCTCTGATAATTCAAGAGAATACAATTCTGGAAATCTTTCTAGAATCATATTATAGAATGTATCAATAGTTATAAAAGATGCTTCATGACTTTCAAATAATGCAGCTTCTATGTTTTTAACAGTGTTATGGTAATCTACCATCGTAAAATAAACCAATTATAATCATTGTCATCTCTAAATAAAAACGTTGAATTTATTTTTTTCCATTCATTTTTTGCATAGTTACTACACCATTCTATACCTTCATCAATTTGGTCTCGTCGCAATGTATGACATTTCCAACCAGATTGAACATAAAGTGATACAATTATTTCATTGTCTATTTCTTCCTGCATAGACTTTATAATTTCTTGTTCAATTGAATCATTCAATTCTGGTTCCAAATTTTTCCAAGTAGTAGACAACATTGTCTGATTCGTAGCGTGGATAGGTTGGTGAACCGGTGTCTTTGAACAATGGGTCTCGTTTGTTGATTCGTCCATGTAGTAAATACCCTGATTTGAAAGTATGATGATAATTTCTTGCTAATTCTGGATCTTTATAAGTATATTCACCTGATCCATATGATAACCATTTTTTTAATGATTTTTCACTGGTGAATTTTTTAATGATGGTGTTTTTGCATCGCATGTCAGTGCTTTGTGAGATTCCGTAATACATAGTTTGTTCTCCGGCAATGTTTGTATTTTATATAATAGTTCAACAACTTCTTCTGTAGTTAAATACCCGATAACATCATCTGTTATCGGGGTAGAATAATCTATCTCATAATTGAATTCATCATTCCAACGTAATACTGCAACTTCATATAATCCTACTGGACCACCATATGTATATTGTCCCTTTATTACGGATGCACCGTACTCATTTTGAAATTTAAATACTACCCTGGTTCCTAGACTATCTGTGTGCACTGAATGTCTATATTTTTTTAATATAGTAATCATTTTAAGTCCATGAATGCCAATAATCCCAATGCTTTTATTTCTTCATTGGTTAATTTTGCCATAGCAGATTCAATCAGATTCTTTGAATCACTAGGCAATTCTTTTATCATTTTTTTAGCATTGCTTTTAGTGATAGTTTTTATATTTACTACAGGAATAGGATTAGGCGTTTTATCATTCATGTAAATATAACAATAATAAACCTTCTTACCATATTTAACTGATTCTTCTATATCCATAATACGTTCAAATGGATTCTGTTTATAGAATGATAACGCTTTATTTTTTGACCTGAAACTAACACGATAACCAAAATCAGTGCGTTCGAAACAATCAAACGGTTCCACCTTTATGTCATTCTTTATCATTGCATCTTTCAGATTGAATAATCCTATATCATATAATTCATCTGTCGTATCAGATACAGAAAAAGTTACCGGTTGATAAGGTTTATTACTCTCTGTAATAAACAGTGCATATGTTACGTCATCATTATTAAAAGTCAATCCATTATAATATCTAGTCTTCCATGACCAAGATGTACCAAACTCCCCTTGCAACTTATATTTTTTTAATATAGATTCTATCTTATCAACATTTTCACGTAAAATGGTTCTATCAGAATCAAAATAAATTCTAATCCAAGATGCGTCTTTATAATAATCTATTTTCCAACCATTACGTTGATTCCAGTTATAAGTATTGGTCAATTCAATTGCAAAGTCAGTTACATTAGTCACGTGTTATCGTTTCCAAGAAGTTTACATCATCAGTTGCGAATCGTACTGCTTTATGTGGTATAGGTGACCCATATGCAGTAGTTGGATCATCGGTCATTTTAACAAGCACGGTTCGTTCTGTTAATTCAACAATAGTTACTGCACAAACCTCATCGCGCCCAGGAAGTAATGCATAATATGTAGATCCGACAGTTTTTAAAATATTATCTCGTCTGGCCATCGTCTTCTACCCATTTAATTGATACATCAAATGTTCCTTTTTGAAATCCATGTCGATCTTGGGGAATTTTGTCGATCAGATTGTTGTATCGTGAATCAATCGCTTCTGCAACATCCCGGTATATATCCACGATTGATTCGCCATCATATGTTTTATCAAATAAGGTTAACATACATCATCCTCGTTATCATTCATATCAAAGTCAACTTCACCGTCTTCTGGATCATAGTAGTCTAATGGATTATATCCAGAAATGGTACCATCACCAAAAACTTCGATACATTTTGCAATGAAGTATTGATCTTCGGATTTGATTGTTAAATCACTGTCTTCTAATACACCGTATATTTCAGAATGTTTTCCTAAAATTTCACCAAAGTAAATCTTTTTCCCGATTACTTTTGCAACGTTTTCTTTGTCAGCGATGAAAACACCGTATACATCGCCCATTCTTTTACAGTCCCAGTGGAACTCATATATTGCTTTCATGGCCAGTCCTCGTAATGCTCTCGTATGATTTTCATAAGATTTTTTAAATCTTTCCTATATTGATGTATGATTGGATATGGTGAGGTCAAGCAATGTAAATTATGAGAATTACTAAATTCTTTTACACGCTGTTGTTCGGCATCTAACAAATCGTACAACTGTTTTGCTTCTTCTACATTAAATGATTTCATCTTTAGTCACTCTCTTTAATTTAAATTCGTTACTTATAACATACCATAATAATATCATATTGTCAATCTTTATTTGCAAACCATTCATCTACTGTAAAAATATCAGGTGCTAGAAATTTTTTTCCAGAAAAGAAATCACTAGCTTCCCATTGATTACCACCTAGCTCAAAAAATGCAAAATTAGGCCATTTATTTTCGATCAAGGCTTTTTTTGCAGCACTTTCGAAATCTACTAAAAAAGCTTCAGGAGATTCATAAACCACCGGATATGATTCTGTATAACTATAAGTACAATCATCTGTGCAATGAATATTAACTATAAGTCTCAAATTATCCCCATCTTAATAAAAATAAATTCGCATGAGCATCGTCTTTAAAATAAAATTCATCGAGTATATTATGATTGGAGTCATATGACCAAATTGAGTAATCATCACCAAACGTCCGTTTACACCATTGCCATATCTTTTTTCTATCATTGGTAGGATACACTGAAATATCAATCCTAATTACGTATGGTAATCTATAATCTACGTTCATCGCGTGTTACCAACGAATGTTCTTCCAGTTCAATTTATTACTTGGAGTATTAAATGCCATTATTGCTTTAGACACCCATTCTACTCTAAATATTGCGGCAAATATTACCAATGGTAAAAATAATAACATTGACCACCAAACTCTATTTTCTCCATACCATGGTTTTTCAAACACAAAATATGGGTGTATCGCCAAAATACAATCTAATACTACCAAAGCAGTTATAATATATTCATTCATACTATTTTCCTTTCTAATCAACGTTTCCACTTTAATAGAAACCAATTATAATCTTTTTCATCGGTGAACTCGAACCATGAATGTCCAAATAATGAACTAAATCCCCACTTTTCATTTATAGGACCATAGGTATCTGTACACCACTTTATTATATCATGTTGAACATGATAATAATCTCTATTTAACATGATTTCTAACTTCATGTCGCCCATTTTAATAAAAATAAATTCAACATTTTTTCATTATCACTCCAAACATATATTCCTGGGCACATGACATGTGGAATAGGCACATATGTTATTGGGTGTATTACTGGGTGTATTGGGTGGTACCAAATGGTGGAGTCATTGGTTTGGCCACTACACCATTCTTCCATATCCTGTATATCCTGTGGTGTCGCAGTTGGTAATGAATAATGCATTCGGTCCATCCCATGAATCATCCATTTGAATAGCATACATTATCTATAATGTGTAAATGCATGAACAGAGCAAACAATATTTTCAAAACCCAAAAATTCTTTTATTTTGTCAGACACATATGATTCTGTTTTAATATCTGTACTTCGGTAATCATTTAGAGAACCATAATTTTTACTTTTTTGTAACACATATCCAACATATACATATTCACCATTATACCCATCACTTAAAATACATAAATCATTATGGTGATGAATCCCGTCAAATGCACTATCATGACATTTTCCCTCAAACTCTTCATATATGTCATCTGGTTCAATATTATGCAACGATGATAATTTCTCATAAAAATCGTCATAGTCAAATTTATGGCCGATCATTACGTAATGATTTTCTTGTACGCTCATGTGTTTGTCCTATATTACCAATTAACTATTACTGGTTTTTTACAGTTTTTAAATGCCCAATTAACCCAGAATTCTAACCATAATAATCTGGCATAATTTGCATCATATTTGTCTTCATCTGGGGTAATATAATTACCAATTAATGGATCAAATATTGGGAACCCGTCGAATCCTGGTTGGCGAACTGTATTTTTTTTGTATTTGGTTACTGCATTATTAATTGCATCTACAACATCTTGTGTGATATCAAAATACCCAGGATGGCCACCACGCACGTACTTACCATCATAGAATACATCAATTATTCCAGTACTATCACAAAATCCAGACCATGCACTATATGATGGATGTCTCGCATTACTCTGGCCTGTTAATCCATCATTTGGGAATATAGGTGCTTCATCTAATACCACCGAGTCCGTATCATATGATTCGTATTCTTCAACCTCGGTTACACCTGTTTCATCATCGGTATATTCTTCCCGGAGTTTCTCTACTTTTAAATTTCCAATCTTAAATGTGTATCCCATATTAAAATGCACCCCAATAATTGTAAGTTTTTTCTCTTTTTCTTACTAATGTCAATTTATGATTCGAATCATTAACAAATACAAACTTATCTTCACCTGGATTCAGTTCTTTTAAATCATTTGGAGAGTAAGTCGTTTCAATCCACTCACTGTCTTCGTCACCTGGATTTTCCATTAGATAATCAATACTAAGATGCCCAGTTAATGGATTACCATGCCAAATGTCAGGTGAAGCATTATCACCTTTGTAAGTTGTACCATTAACCGTTAATTCAACGGTATATTGACTTCTGTTGTCAAATTCAGGTTTTGCGTTTAACAATTCAAGTGCTTCTTGCGGAGTTTCATCATATCTATTCATTTCTTCAACGATTGCTTTTAACATATCAAAATTGAATTCTACAAACAATGAAGATAATTTTTTCAACGTTTGAATATGTTCTTTATTTTTCAGATTGTCATCACAATACTCTTCGATAAATTCTGGTGAAATACCGTTGAATTCGATCATGTAATAAATTCTTCCTGGACGATTTTTCATATGGCTGTCAATACGAAATTTGTCATTACAGGTAAGAATGAATAATTTTTTTGTTGGGTAAACCCCATCAAGCAAGGTTAGTACGGCTGATTGTTCCTGACTGTTGTATACTTTTTCGAATTCATCAAAAATGATGATACATTCCTGCTCAATCATTTGAATAAATTGATTAAAGTCTTCACCACACCATGCCTCATTGACCACAATAGTTGGGATATTATTTTCATATCCTTTGATAGATAGACTTTTTGCAAGCAGACTCTTTCCTGAACCTTTTTCACCAGCAAATAAAGCACCAGTTGAAACAGTTCGTGATAAAAATGTTGAGAAAATTCGGTCAGTATTGCGGATATTATCCCCATAGCGTTTTCCAGGGAATGAAAAATCATCAATAGTTTCCAGGTAAAAATTACCAAACATATCTTTTTTTACAGTATATGTTCCAACTGGTAAAGTATAATGAAGGTCTACTGCAGCTTCAGCCGATGGTTTATATGTATTACCGGATTTTAAAAAATATGTCATTGTTAGTTCTCAAAAGAATAGTGTAGATTTAATAATACCATAGTCTAGCAACGATGTCAACTATTCATCTTCATCCCATCGTTTTCGTTCATTCGCGAGTGCGTCAGTCATTGCAGAAATAAGGACATTATATCCATCATGATCTTGTGATTGACTACCTTGATGTGCCCCTGGTAACCAAGATTTCCTGGTGCTATCCATAAAACATGCTACATATCTTGCTTTTAAATGATCTTCTATGATTTTAGTGGCATACTCTATATCATCTTGAATTACTGCTTCATATATTAATCGTTCGATATAGACCAATCTGCTGAATCGATGGCTGTCACCTTGTATATATTTTGAAACTTTATTTTCATCATCCCAGCCAAAGATAGATGAAAAACTATCAAAAAATTCAATCTTTACAACGACATCAGATTCTTTTTTATGATAGGCTTGTATTCTTGAAATAAATGTTGGTATATCACCTAAAATGTCAGAAAATTTATATTTAATATATGAATTATCATATCCACTGGTTCCTTTTTCGCTGCCAACATAATCAGATTGAACCCAATTTTCAATAATGTGGTCGATGATATCTTTTCTCATCATTACCATATTAATGTTGGTATTACCATAATATCCTTTAACAAACAATCTATTTTCATGAATTGATTCAAAAAACAATTCTTCATTAAAGTCTTCACGTGTCACTGCAATATCATGATATTGGTTGTCGCCAACTTCTAACTCCACCAAGCTTTTCTTAATAATATCCATTATAAGTGGCAATGCTACACCAGTACAATCATAACCAGCACCATAGTCATTATACTTTGCATAGAATGGTAACATTAATGGTTTATAAAATGCAGTAGAGTAACATAAACTGTCAGGGTTTTTTACTTTTTCCAAGACAAAAACATATACTTCATCATTTTCTTTAATGTGTAGATTTGATATTCCGCAAGTGGCATTCCAACATCCCATTATATTTTCCTCGTTTGTTTAGTTTTGTGTGATTGGATTATTTTTGATAAATTCCAGCATTTCTAAATCACGTTGTGCAGTATTTTCATCATACCACATAAAAGTATGATCCATTTTAAATTTGGTGGATTTCAATAGTTCAAATGTTTGTTTCTGTTCAACCATTTTAGCAATTAATGGCCAATCATCAATATAAAATCTATAATCCCACGAATAAATAACAGGTTCATTGAATGGTTGATTATTTTTGTTACGTTTTCTAGCACCATAATATGTGTAGTATTCTTTTGCAATATGACTCCATGGTCCACCCTCTGTGGCTCCACCACTTCCAGTATGTCCCAAATATTTTTCTATCCCTTCCGAACCCCACATATCTAAGTGTTTTTCATATCTAACCCAAATTCTACCTGAAAATCCTGGGTATCCACGTGGTTTGTCATTTTCACATTGCCAGTTGGTTACTCCTGATAATGGGCAATTATGGGTGTTGGACACATTATGATTGTATGAAACTTGCCACCTGAGTCCAACAACATTGAGTCCATGGTAGATTTTCCTATCGAATCGTGATGAGAACGTGTTAGTGTTTAAGAACTTGATCAACGAGTTGCCGAGTTCATCTAATGTTGCAGGTTCACTTCCAATCACATCTAGGATTTTTTGTTTTGTTGGGTGCATTACTATGATCCATGTTATCTAAATTATCTCTAGTATATCATGGATTTGGTGTTATGTCAACTACTATTCTATGGTAACAGCAGATGAACCAGCTTTTTTTAGATTTTCTAATTCCATTTTAAGACGTTCGATTTCTAAACTATACAACGATGTACAATCCAATCTATCAGGTTCTTCACCCAATGGGACAACAATTCTAGCATAAACACCAATGTCTCCACCTGTACCAGAATTGGTGGAGTTTTGCTGTGTCCCATTATAATAATTATTGACTATGTTTGGTTGGGAACTATTCATACTATTAGTATTTTGTGTCCCAGTAACCCCAAAATCTAAAGTTGGACCTAAGTGTGTTCCTTGAGTACATGTAGTACCATCACGCGCACGTACAGAATCTCCACCAATGGAGTTTTGCGGAGTGGTCGGTAACACCATTATTGCTGATACCGACTGGCAATATAGCAATAATATTATTGAGTAACTTTTGTGGTTATTGAAGAACATGTACGTAATCTCATTGATTGGGAATCTTTAAGTACTGCACATATATAATAATGGGCATCTTCCTTGACTACAATATCAACTGGAATTATTCGTTCTTGTTCTTTGCCAAGTGCAAATTCGGTAATAATTTTATCTTCATTTTTTTGAAGATCTATAGCTTTTACAAATTCTATATTAGCATTTTCAAAATGCCCATATATTTTAAATTGTATAGCTGATTTTGTACCTACTGCACCAGCTGCAGTTACTTTATTAGGAAATATGCTGACTGCATTGGCAGATGACATGGAGAATAATAATGCGATTATAATAGATATTTTTTTCATAGTGGTCCTTATTGAGGGGTCCAAATAAGTGAGAGAAATACTGGACCAATATTGTTCGGGCTGCAGACCCTATCTCTCACTAAACTAAATTACAGTGTGCAGCTTACTGGAATATGTAATGTATATGCGCCAGCAGGGAATGCTGAACCATCTGCACGAGTTACTGCTGCATTAACAGAGAAATTATATGAACCACCATTGAAATAGAAAGTATTATTAGCAGCACTTGGACCAAATTGGCTTACTGCAACACCTAATAAATCGGTACCGTTACCAACGGCATCAGTTGAAACAACAGCATCGGTTAAGATACCATTAGGACCAACGATTTGCGCAGCACCTAATGGCAATGTATAACCATCAATGTTAGCTCTTAAATCGACGGATGCTGGTGATCCACCTGCATTTAAAGATGATAATTGAGTTTGATCACCATTAGCGGTAATTGTACCATCAATAAAATTGCCCAAGTTACAACTTGGTAAGACTGTACCATTGAATTTCAATTCACCGGAAGTTACACCACCAGTTAATGGTGCGAAGATAGCAGCATAAGATGCTGATGTTAACACTGTAAACAACAATGTACTTGCAAAAAAAGATTTATTAAACATTTATTATTCTCCTGAAAAATGCAAAGTGTGATTCATATCACATTAGTATTTATTACAAATTGCAAAAAAATAGAAAAATACTAGGTTTTTTCTATTTTGAAAATGGAAAAAATGGAAGATAATATGTGTTAGATTTATGTAGCGGTTATTGGTGTGTTGGTTGCTATATCATGCCCTTCGTAATGATGGTTTATATGGCTTAGGATTATCTGCATCATCATCTGTTATTATGATAACTCCATCATCTTCTGATATACTAATCTCTTTGATGTGAAATCTATTAAACCCAGCTTGAATGTATACATCATCATTTAAATCATAATTACGTAAATGTTCTATTAATTTTGAAATTTTCATTGCAGTACCAAATATGTTTGACGTTTTTCACTTCGTTTTTTATAACAGTTCCCACCAGAACGGTATCGTGTTACAATGCCTTTTTTATAAGATATTTTAAATCTGGATCTTTATCATTCATTCTACCAACACCATTAATTGGAATTCTATTCCAGGGTTGTTCAGTAGTTTTTAAATATTCCAGCAATAAATCTCTACGGAATTTTCCATATGGTATATGCATTATATGATGAAGTGTTAATGTCATGGCAGCCCCCGTTAAGTCATGTGCCGTGTATGATAGCATGCTAGTGAAAAATTGCCAAACGTGATAAATACACGTAGTAAATTAAGGAATCTTATTATGCTTCGTAATAATTGGGATGGTATAGACAGACGTAATCAATGGGATGGTAGTGATCGTAGACGGGCTAATCGATATGATGAACTGGATTCACCTGTTATTGAACGTGAACGTATTATCGAAGTGGCACAGTCTCAATCGCAATCACCACAATCGTCGCAACCTAAATGGTTATCGCCAGGGATAACAATGCCTATCATATTTTCATTACTAATGTCAATCGGTGGTTTTGTATTTACATTGTATAATAAAGTGGCATCGTTAGAATACAAACAATCGACCATATTTGAAAAAATGGATGATTTAAAACAGACAGATCTTGAACTAAAAGGAATGTTCAAAGATCAAGAAATAGTTAAACAAAAACTATTGGATAGAATTTCTAGCATTGAAGAAACTGTAATGGAGTCATTAAGACATAAGCAACAATGAAAATTTTAATGTCATATATTTTCGTAATAGTGACGTTTATTTCCACTAAGATTTCTGCAGAACCAACCACAGTTGTATCACATCCATGGGTCTATGAAACTAATTTATCAAGATATGATTTAGTTCGGATATTTACTAGGAAAGATAATAGATGGAAAGACGGTCATAAAATAACGGTGTTTATCAAGGGACAGGATTCACTTGAACATCGCATTTTTGTTATGGATATATTACAGTTAACCCCTTATAAATACCATTCTATAGTTGATAGTGTAGTATATTCTGGTGAAACAACACCACCGATAGAAGTAGCAACCGATAGCGAGATGATCGATACTCTATCAAAAACTCCATATTCAATTGGATATCTAAATTATACCGTACTAATCAGTGATGACAAAAAAATATCAAAAATTACTATTCTAAATTATGATTAAAATATTATCAGTTATATTGTGCATTATATCGTATAATGCACTTGCAGTTATGACCGAATTTGCTGGGATGAAATTATACACAAACGGGTATGTTGGTTATAAATATGTTACCTCATCAGTCAAAAATACTACAATTCCAAGTGCACCAGAATTAGGATTAGAGTTATCACTTGATATCAACGAACATTGGTCAGCTTACACACAATTCGCATATGATTCAAATGCATATAATTCTCTTGTGTATAGTTTTCTGTCATATGAACATGTATTATATGACGATCTTACAGTGAGAATAAATGCCGGAAAATTGCGACATAATACTGGGTTATATAATAATACTCGTATAAATCCACGGGCTAGACCAGGAGTGATAGTACCACAGTCAATATACTGGGATTCACTTAGCCATATCCTCACTAGCGGAGAAGGTGTTAATTTAACATTAAAATACAAGAATTTGGAACTTGGATATACAATAGATAATCCGGTGGTGACCGATCCAGTAACCGAAGCTACTATATGGACTGGTCCATTACTTCGGTCAATTAATGCATCATTTGGTTCTCACCAAATGGCAACAATTAAGTACTCATTTGATTCTATACCACTAGAGTTAAAATCATCATGGACGAAAATAGATTTAGGGAATGACAATTCACCTATGCTTGCATACATATTACCATCATATGCCAATAGTAATCAAGGGGTACAATTCATCACTACTGGTGGAATTTATACCCATAAGGACTGGACGTTTTCTGCAGAACATCTATATTTAAAACCATTTTATACTAATTGGTTTACTGACTATAATTCACAGGGGTTATCATTTACTATTAGGAAAGAAATAACAGAACATGTCTCATTGTATACAAATTATAACCAATATACCACGAAACCACTAGTTTCAACTCCATATCATGAATATTCAAAAGATATTAATATTGGAGTAAATTATCATCAAAAGAATTGGATGATTGGGGCAGAAGTTCATCACATAAATGGTAGCAGATGGATGAATCCTGCTGATTATGTTAATAATAATTCTGATTACAAAGAATGGTGGATGGTTGGGTTAAACGCCGTTTATTTCTTTTAGTTATTGCATATATATTGTATATGATCAATTTCAGCTGAATATTCCGAATTCAATGTATCTAGTATTGTTCTTTTATCTAGTCCAAAAAATCTAAATAATTCATGATTCATTGCCATATTACATATTCGGTAAGAAATGTCATTTCTTCCCCATAATACTTTATGAACTGAAAGCTCAGATTCTAGTTGACTAAATGCCTCCAATATAATTTCATGTATAACAATATCATCTAAGTATAATGATTGTGCGGCTGATTTGGGAGTAATATTTGACATGTTGATCATTTAAAAATAGTATTTATCAATCCATCCAGTCTTTTCTGGATCTTTTATTCCAATCTGAAACTGCTTCTTCAGCGGTTCCACCAAGAACAGCAGCAGTACAGATCACACAACCACATTGCCATACAGTTCGTTCACGATTGATAGGATAGATTGCATCATCCAAATCATTTGCTGTGAATTTATGTTCACAAAATGGACAATCCTTTAATTCTACAGTAGACATTATTTATATTTTAAATCATAGTAATATTCAGTCGGAAACTCACCTTTTCTAATAGATCCACCATTTTTGTCCCATTTCATAATATGCTCAAATATAATACCATTTTGCAACGTCACATATACTGTGCCATTTATATATGGTGATGAGTTATCCCATGAATGTAATTTCACAGGATACCCACACCTTGTTGTAAAAGTTGCGCTATGAAAATCAAATTCTGTTATTAATTTATTCATGATGTGTTTTTTCCGGTAATGGTATATTTAACATTTCCATAATTAACGCATCCAAATTATAAACTCTACAGTTGTTAGTATCCATTCCAACATCTTTGATTCTACCAGTTGTGTTCGTTTTGTTGCCATGCATATGCCCGTGCAGGTGCAATGACCCATGATGCTTACCATTCCAATATTCTATCGGATAATGAAACAGTACAATTTTATGTCCATGCATTTTCAGCTCTTTGTAATCATGTATCGACTCGAAACATTCTCTGAATGCTCTTTTTTCTAATGGCGAATCATCATGATTTCCAACTATTAGGATTTTTCTGCCATTCAATCGATGCAAAAAATCAATGGTTGGGTTGATTTTACCAAAAGTAATATCACCTAGAATATAGGTTAAATCATTTGGACCTACATCTTGATTCCAATTTGTTTCGATTGTATTATTCATTTCATCCACATCTGCAAATGGTCTGCTTGTTGAGCAGAATTGCATGATTTTTTTGTGGTATATGTGGATATCCGATGTGATAAATGTGTTCATATTAAGTGTCTAAAAAGTCTTGGACTATTTCCAGTCGATCTTGTTCAGAAGTTTCTAAAAATTGCTCTTTAGTAAAGTTCAAATGAATGAACTCTATCAACTCATGAAAATCTTCGTCAAATTTTTGTTTATAATTAGTTGAAAAAATTTCTTCCATTTTTTTGGTACGTGCTAAAAACTTACTTACCAAATAATAAGGTGATTTCATTTTCAACACTGTTGGTGATTCTAAATCATAAACTAACCATCCTTCATGGTTGCATTTTTTAGTTTCTTCTACTAAATCACTGAAACGTATTTCTTTATGTTCAGGACGTTTTACATCCCACAATTTTGCCACAGAATCCAAAAAAAGTTCAGGGTATAACTCTGAATTTAAATATTTAGTACGTGCACCAATTAAATATGCACCGAATTCTTCTGTGATTATATGTGGATCACGCTCGTCACATATTTCAAACATAAAAGTACTATTATGGTACTGCTTCAATAATGAACTCATTTTATCCAATGGTAAATTGTCTTTGGCCATTTGAACGAAATCACTATCTAATGATCCAGTGGTAGATACCAATATTTCACCATTATACCATGATACTGCTGCAAAAAATCCATTTATTTTTCGAACAGCACGAACCATGTGGTTTCGATTAATGACTGTTCCATTTTCATGGAAATTGAATATTTTGGTGAAACCATATTGAACCACATTACCTGCAGCATCGTACACTGTTCCACGAGCATTAACCAAGTTTGGATCTTCATCCCAACGATTGTTGTAAAAAACTTTGCGATGGTATTTATGGATTTCTAAACCATTGTCATATTTTTTTACTTTTACTAATTCGTCATACTTGCTCACGGTGTTCTCCTATTAGAATAGTTTAAGTTTACACCATTTTAAGAGTCGTGTCAACCAATTTTCATTATTTAATTTTTTCCAATTAGTTATCCTAATATCACACTGATACTCGGTTTCCATTATAGATATTTCTGCTTGAATTCCGTTAACTGTATCCATGTCATTAGGTGTTTTTCTAATAACCCAAGAAAAATAACTAGTAGTCAATTTTGCAAAATGTTTTTCAAATACAATATAATAGGTATTCATGTTGTTCTCAATGCTGTCAATATATAATTATATATTACACTATATAATCAGTGATGTCAACTTATTTGCTGTCGTAACAGTTGTATGTGTTCCGGTACTTCAGCATATCTATATGCTTTCTGCCGCTGTTCCAGTTTAAAGTCATTATCCCATTGTATTATTTTATATCCTTTAATATACTCTATACCAAAATATTCATGGTATTCTACCAGATATTCTTTGGATTCAGATGGTTTATTATTAATTGATATCCAGTTTATCATATCGATAATCCGGTAATAATGTTATAATTATCAATTGCAGCTAGTGCTTTATCTGCACATAGTTTTTCAGATGCGTTTAATTGTTTATGGATAATATCATCAAATCTAATATCTGTCCAATATTTTACGTTACACCATGAATTACTATAAAGTGACTCTGTGAAATTGCTGTCACGCTTGTCAAAATAAAAATATTTAATTTCATTATAATCATCACCAAATGATATATCCTTGAATCCAAGATACCATCCAGATTCATCGGGTAATTTTTCACTAATATGAAACCACGTAGTAAATATCATTAAGATTTCTCAATATATTGATTTTCTGACAAAATTATACCTTTATCACATGCCCATTTAAAATAGTCTGGATAATTGGTGAAAATAGTTTTTAATAGTAACCCTCTATACCTTCCAATATGCATTGATTGTAACAAGTATTCATGTTTATATTCAAATCTTTTTTCTGCTTTTGTTTTTCCGTAGGTGTGATGTTTTGGGATATCTCCCCTAATAAACTCATACAATGGTTCTTTAGGGAAGTCTTTCACTTGTTTGTTGAACCATACAGAACCAAACACCTGATACACACGTACCCATTTTGCATTATTCTCTGGTGATCCTGAATAACAACTCTCAAAACTATAATAATCACTATGGCCACCATTCATAGACACGATCTGTAACGGTCTACACCAATCGGTGAGAAATACAACATCTGTATCTTCTAATATATCAATAGTCTTCATGAGTATTTTATTTTCCAGAGTAATTCTTTATGTTCGTTGTTGAATACGATATTAATATCATTGTTAACAAGTATTAAGGTATAGTCACCTGGACATTTCTGTTGCATAATATTATACACGGTATCTAACATATTGTCATCAAGTAATGCTCTGGCGAGGATTACATGAGATCTTAATGTTTGTTCCCATTTTGGTAGTTTATGAAACCTATCAAATACATCGAATGGATTCATAGGAAGTTTATAATCAATCATATTTTAGATGCCACCAATTCGCATATTTTTCATTTTCAAAGAATGGGTGTAATTCCATTGTCCATGTTTGAGTATTAACTTTCCAATCTAATCTATAATTACCAGGATATATTTTTTGAAAATCTTCAGTGATTTTCATTATTTTAAGTTCTGTACTTTCTGCAGAACTGAATATTCTGTTGATTTCATAACAATGACGTAATGTATTAAGATATTGTTTCCATGGACTCATTATATCCCCCATTTTAATATGAACATTGTATAATATCGTTCGTCATAGAATTGTATTTTTGCTAATTGTCGTAATCGCCACGTTGAGTCAGTTGATGGACCAAAAGTTTTATTACAATAAGCCAGCATTTCAAAACATTTGTGTCGATCTTTTCTATATTCAAGTTCTATTATCATTATTTAATTATGGTATTATGTTGTGTGATAATATAAACCAATTATAATCTTTTTCATTGACAAATGCGAACACCATAAAATCTATGCCTGTTAATGCATTTATTTCATCATATACGTCAACCACAGAAGAACCAGTATCACCCCATGAACGAAATGACCGATGCCAATCAGTTCTCCATCTATTTTTACAATGTAGTTTACACCAATCACCTAATTGATCCACTGATAGATTATAATTTTTTGACATGTACACAATTGCAATATATGGATAACCATGATAAAATTCCTTAATGGTATTAGACCTACGATTTATAAGTGGATCAACTGTTCTGTTATAATCATTGATTGTATTATAACAGAATTTTTTTAATATTCGAAAAACTTTCCATTTATCAATTAATTTTTTTACGTATGATATTACCATGGATCATCTTTATATCTTTCTAAGTGGTTGAATGGGTTTGCTATTACATCAAATGATGTACCATATTGTATTTTATCAATAACAGGGTTTCCGGTATGGGTAAAATTAAAAACAACCCGGATATTTCTTTTGTAGATCCATTTCATCCATATAGTTTTTCCTGATATCGTTGTTCTAGGGAATATTGTGAAATGATTCCGCCAATTATAACAACGAGGGGAATCTAAACATATGAATCTAATATCTTTAATTTTCATTGAATAAGTGCCTCTATTGGGAATATTGCATCATCTGGATTGCATATGACATGAAAAATATCACCACGCTCTATTTCACTAAAAAACCCAGCCGAGTCAACACCGACAATTGCCCTATAAAAATAAGTATCAAACCATATCCATCTACCACTAGCTAATTTTCGTGGGATAATAGCATACGATTCTCGCCATCCAGTTGACGTTACCACTAATTTATAATCAGCCATTATTAAAATCTATTTGGATGGTGTTTTAACAGTTTGGTTTCAATCTTATGCCATTTTCCAACAACATATGAATGTGACCCAAGGTAGTGCAATTTTGCAAAAATTCTATCGATTATGTTTGGGATATTACGTCGAACATTAAAGTTATAATCATAGTTAGCAGTCCCGCGTAATCTGTCGCGGATTTTATATTTTAACGGATATACTACCGGTGCAAATTGTTTCATGGTCAACACCATCTTAAAATAAAGTAAGTGTAATCTCGCTGGTTATCAAATTGTATCACATCTTTTAGAATTTTGCAATGGAATTCTTTTTCGAATTCTTTAGTAGATGGTTCGGTGCCATGTGTATTTTCATACCATTCATAGGCACTGAACACTTCATTACTTCTGAATAGTAACTCATGTTTTTTCATTATTCACCAAATTTTAACACAAATAATGTTCTATCCTGTTCTTTTTTAAAGTAAAAACGAAAATATCCATCCTCATCAATGCCATGATAGAATCTATCTTTAAATGATTCTTCGCACCATAAGATTGATTCTACCAATTGATCATGTGAGTCATGCATACTTGTAAAATTTGATCTTACGTAATAAATGAATGCTGTTTCGTGAGTGTTATCTAGTTGGCCAACTGATTTCACTATTACCGGAGTCCAGTCATATCTATTTCTCATTGAAAAAATCGATGCTGATGGGATTGACATAGGTTGTACACCCACGATGTCATTGGCAATTGATTGTGGTATTATCTTTCTTAATAATGGTATATTAATCTCTGTCACGGTGCTCATGATGGTGATGTCGGTTATGATGCTGATTATGATGGTATTGGTATTGTGGATAATACCTTGGGTAATATACAGGTTGAACTGGGTAATAATAGCTGTCGTATCCACGGTAATTGTGGGCACATCCAACTAAAAATAATAACGATAATACTAATAATTTATTCATAAATTGTAACACAGTTTTTTCCATTGTTTTTGGCTTTATACAAAGCAATATCAGATCGTTTATAAGTATCGATCCATGATGAATCGGTGTATTTATCACACATTGCCGCGCCTATACTTATAGTAATTGGTTGTTCTAACTTTAACATAGGTTGGCTATTCTGTACTATTACTCTAATTTTTTCACACAATGATGGTAATTTGTGAGGTTTAGTATCACTGCAGATGATGACGAATTCTTCTCCACCAAATCTGCAAACTACATCCGTAATTCTTACGGCATTTTTGATAACATTAGCGACATGTTTTAATACTATATCACCTACATCATGCCCAAAAGTATCATTAATTATTTTAAAATCATCTAAATCAATGCTTATGATAGAGAATGGTATTGATGATCTATATGAGTTATTCCATAACCGTACCAATTTGTCTTCTGCATAACGTCTATTATATAACCCAGTAAGTACATCTGTTATTAATTGGTGATATAAATTGTTAGCATGCTCTTCCAAATATACATTATGTTTAGACAAATTATCATTTTCTAATTTGATTGAATATATCTGATTAACAATATACATGGCATTTATTAATCTACCATGAAGTTCAGTAGTGTTTATTGGTTTTTTTATAAAATCATTTGCACCAGCTTTGAATGCTAATTGTAATACGGACATATCTGTTTCGACTGTCATCATAATTATATAATACCATTTATGATGTTGTCTAAGTATTTTACATAATTCAATACCATCGATTGAATTTAAATGACAGTCGGCAATTATTACATCGGGGTTATGTAATGGGATATTTAATATGGCAGATTCTATTGAGTGTTCACAATATACATTAAACTGCATTGATGACAAATAAGAACTCAATATAATAAGATTGATTTCATCATCATCAATCAATAATATATTAAATCCTCTATTCATGGATCACTTTATTTTTTGTTAGGGGTGAATTTAGTGAATTTACCTTTATCACCTCTAATAGACGGTCCTATTAGGTTTTTACCTTGTGATCTTTGCGTTGCATTTATATTGCATCCGTTTTTAAATGACTGACTACTACCATTACATTGGCTTGCATTTTTGTTATGCTTCCTAGCCCAATACCATCCAGCACGATGTCCGGCACAGTTTTTTGTGCACTGGCTTCCATGGAATGTCAATTCATTGATGATTTCATAAACTTTCATAAATTTATTTATCATTTATAAATATAATATAGTCATGGAGAATTACTATGCTTGCTAATATGAGTACGATGAAATTCTTTTTCCTTATTTCAGCATTATTATCAATACCATTAGTTATGTATGCTGTTGTTATATATTGGTGTTTTTATTAGATGCCCACCCTGATAACCATTTTATTTTTTTATCAGTATCTCTATAGACCAGGATAGGATAATTCCACATTAAGCAAAACAGTATTGCTAACACCCACCACGGAATTTGTGTAAAAAATTCTGGTACATCATCTCTATATACTAGAACACTAGCGATAAAACCAACTATTCCTTCAAATTCAGTAACCCTAGAAATGGTCGTCGTCGCTTTCAATGATGTCATATTTTCCAACTGTTGCCGCCTTTACTGCCGGTTGTTCAGTATTATTTCTTGAAAATGTCATTTGTCTAAGTTTAGCGGTGTTCATTTCAACTTTAGATGGTTTTATAAATGTTTGTTCTTCGACATTTGGTGTCACTTCTGATGATTTGGTAAGATTGTTTAAGTATAGTTGCGACGTTGAAATAACTGGTGCATCATCATCGTCATCATCAGAATCATCATCTGTTATTCTCATTGTACTAACATCATACTTCAATGTCAAGTTTTTTCCGACACCGCTTGAATTTCTGGTTTTTAACAACTGTAATTGATACTTACCATGATCTTTTAATGCATGTGATGAATTAATGGCGAACACGTTGTCAGCAGTTTGTATCTTTGATATACCACCGGAAATGTGAGCATGATTAAACACTACTTCATCAATTGAACTTCTGTTTAACTGGGATGCAGTGATTACCACACATTTCTTTTCTGCCGCTAATACACGTAATTCTTCACTTACGTATTTGTCTTTAATAAATAAATTTTCTGCAGATATTTTTGCACGTACTGGATGTAACAAATCTAAGTAATCTACTGCCAAGATGTCTACTTTTTTCCCATACCTAACTTCATATTCTTTTAAATATGATCGCAAATCATTACATGTTTTTCCACTAGGAATGTACTTTATCTGTAAAGACCCATTTTTTTTACCATGCATGACAACTTGTAACTCAACATCATCTATATTTTTAAATATGTTTTTGGTTTCTACTCCGGTTATCATGGCATCCATTCTCATTGCTACCAAATCTTCGGCTAGTTCCAATGAAACATAGACAACATTTAATCCTTGAAATGACCAATTTAATGCCAAGTTAGCTAGAAATAAAGATTTACCACCACCAGATTGTGCACAGAATATAGATAACTCACCACGATTCATGCCACCATATAAATATTTGTCAAGTTTTGTCCATCCAGTTGACATCTGACCATTAGTATCTCTAATTCGCATCAACCGTGTACGCGGATCTTGATAATAATTTAGTCCTAAGTCTCTATTTAACCCTATTTGAACTGCAGTTTTAATTTTATCTTCAACTAATCCATACTCACCAGACTCCAGTAATTCAGCAGATTCAATAATTGCTTTTTCTAATGATTTATGTCTAGTAAATATTTCGAATTGTTCTATCACCCAATCAAAATATGCTTGTTTAATATCAGATAATGGTTCTAGGTTAGAACCTGTCGCTGCATTAACTATTTCAAACGTTGGAATAGTTGAATGGTCATTTACAAAATTATAAATGAACTCTGCCGGAGCTTGTAATTTTTTATCAAATAACGTGTGATCAAATATTGATTGGCATATAACGAATGTTTCTGCATCAGATAAAAACAATTCCAAGTATATTTGCTGTACTTCTAATCCATATGTTGCTGGTAATGTCATATATTAAACCATAATGTTTGTTTTACTCGTATCAAAGTAGATGATGATACTCTATTTTTTATAATACTATATAATGTATATAATCTACCATATCGTTTTACTGCATCATTTACGTCTTTAATGTCATTGTCCCAATCTGGAAAACTAACACTCCAATTATATTCAATTGCTGCATCTATTAATTTACTTCCAGCCTCATCCCTGTCAGGGACAATAATAACCTCTTTTTCTAAATTATTAATTATTGCATGTTGAACGTTACTAATTTTACTTCCGAGAACCGATACGGCATCAATACACACAGCGTCAATTGGTCCTTCTACAATAATAACGAACTTTCTGTCATCAAGTTGGTTGTCTATATTAAATACATATCCAACAGGTTGTTCACTAAGATATCGATACTTAGTATCTTCTTTAATAGTTCGACATGTGTATCCTACTATAGTATTTCTAAACTTAAATGGTATTATAAATTTATCATTATATTTAGAATCTGCTGTCCAGTACCATTCACAATCGTCGATATATAATCCTCTGTTATGCATGTATGACAAAACATTTACTAATTCGGTAGGTATATTTGATTTATTGATCCATTCTTTTATAGGTTTTGCATCTTCTGGTAAATTAATTGGTGCAAATGATGGTATAATCGTATTAGTAGGTGATGAAATATCATCAGTTCGGTGTTGTAATCCTTCTCTGATGCATACTAATATAGCGTCATTAGGTACATTTAGCCACCCAAGAAGTTTTTTGAATTTATTACTAAGTGGTTTACCGTTAGCCCAACTTGCTTTAAACCCACAATTGAAACACGAGTATGAAATACTATCAGTACTAACGTGAACTCCTGCACGTTTCCTGGTGTCTGGACTTGTTCCGATGTGTCTACATGCGACACAATCAAACGAAATCCATCCACTTGGTGTTTTCTTTTGTTTGAATGGTAAGTGTGCCAATACGGTATCAATAATGATACTCATATAAGAATTTTATAATTTGATTGATACTTGTTTAATTTTTCCAACGTTGCCATTACGTGGAGTATATTTAACTCGCATCCAACCGACATTATTTGAATAATCAATAATTTCATTATATTGTTTTAATACTATAGTGGTTGAAGGAGATATAGAAAAAGTTTCAATAGTTGTCCAAGCTGTTGCAGTACTTACGACAGCATAATTTGTTATTTGTATGGAAACATCTGCATCCAAATTTTCGGCAATGAACTCTAAGTTTATATATGGCTTAGTAATAGCATCATTTGGTGGATTAATTTCCACAGCTTCGCTGAAATAATTATATGTCATTGTCGGAAAAGCAGTATCATCTGGTAGAAATGTAAATGTGTTTATGATGATTGGTGGCAATTCTTCTGGAACTACCCCATCCCATAAACGTAATTTTCCACCCATACCATATTGCACATCACCATAAATTGGTGACTTTGTTCCATTACTATTTAAAACATACAATGAATACTTCAATAATTGAGGCTTTATTGATGATAGCGAAGATGATGGGATTGTGCAACTTGCAAGACCTTTAGTATTTGGTACAGGGATAACGGCAACGGTGCATAATTCTTGGTTTAATTCATCCAGTATAACCATTTTCATAGTTAAACCTGATACATCTAATCGGCGTTGATCACCATTTTTTATATCAAACTCAATGGTGTTTTCAATGCCTTGGTATATGTTGATTGTTCGTTGAAACACTATTCTCCACTCCGTTGGCAAATATCCAGCATCACTTACAATCTGGATTCTATTCTTATAAATGTAACTTGATATTTTTTGCATTACAGTATTTATCTCAAAACATAAATATCTTATATTTATTTTGGACACATCATGATCAATTTGAGAGACACTATTGCAGACAAGTTCCCGTTTATTTCCGTAATTCAATATGGTAGTAATGAATATGTTGGTATAATAATAAACCAAGATTCATTTGTAACTAGTTTTTACGATCTTAACTTAGTAAAATATCAGAATCAATTACCAGAGATTTTAGAATTAGGAGATATATGGTGGTGGGAATCAAATCATAAAATACCAATTAATATATTTTTACGAAATGAAATGAATGCATTTAAATACTCTATAAAAACATTTACCAATAAAGATATACAGGTGTTAATGGGACCAATAGTAAATATGTCACAACTAGCAGTAAAGAGACAAAAAACAAAATCAGTTCAACTTATTAGAATACCTAAAAATTAAGATTTAACTGTACAATTATTAACATTGCGTAGGAAAAACTATGGCTTTTTTTAAAGGTGTATCCATCATCACTTTTTAACCAAACTTCTTCCATTATTTCATCCCATGATTTATTAATCAGGTGTTTTTTTCCTGGTCTAATAATTGCCAATACCGCTGCCAACTGTTCAATCGAACGTGGTTTTAATTTGACTAGCGTTTCAAAATGATTTGACACTTGAAATAATTTTCCAACAACATCCAAATCTAATAATAGATCCCAATCTGGTTCCTTATTACATAGTTCTAATAAATGCTGCTCAGATGTAACGCCATTGTATGCAGACACATTTAAAAAATCCATCTTAAAATACCCACGATTCTCTGCTTCTTTATAATCAACAGTTGCCATACCAGTGAATGGATTATGTGGGATATTATGAAAATACACCCCAGTATTATGGGGAGCGAATCCATCATCTGTTTTTCTAACTGCTTTTACATGCGGCAACACATCAAGCGCATCCAACCGATTTATAAAATCAATAACAATATCAGGCATTACTGGACTATCTCTGTTTTATATAACAACAGTGGAAGATATGTAGCTAAAAATTCAGAATAATCAATTACATCATCAAAATCACCAAATCCTGACATTTTTATATGGACAGAATGATCATCTTCTATGGCAGCAATTTCTATTTTTACATTAGTAGACAATGGGGCTAAATTAGTATACCCTGGTTTGGTATATTTTATTTTATGTTTTTTATGCTTCTTTTTACTCATAAGTTTGCAGCCTCAACTATATTATTAACAAATTCAACATCATCAGGTTTGCTATTAAATATATTAACCCATTTATCAGCATCCAATACCGTGTTAATAGTATTTAATTGATCGTCACGAAACCTTGATAACAATCGCATACCACCTGCTGCATTTATGAGCAACCATGGACTAATTTTTCCATCTTTTATATGATAATAAGCCACGTTTAAATTAACATCATCGAAATATTTATTCCACTCAGATCCATTTTCATCGGCCCATTTTTGCATAGTCATTACACTACGCTCAAGGGCAGTTTGAACAGATTCAGTATAAATTAAAGAAATTACATACTTATCATACACCGAATCTTTACACCATTTATCTAAATGTATAGAATTCTTAATTAAATAATCAATATATTTTTCTGGGTACAATGGTTTGATGTTATTGACAAAACTACCAAATTTTATAAACCCATTATAATATGGACTTTTAACAAAATCATCAAATGTTTTTTTACCGGATGACAATGGTGAACTTAATTCATAAAATTTTACAAATGCATTCAATGCAATAACACTATGTTTTTCATTTCTTGCATTATGTCTTCGTTTTTGTTCGCAAACATGTGATGACAGTGTGCTATCACGTAAGAACTCTTTATTGCAAAATTTACAAATGCCCATTACTTAAATATTGCCTTTATTTGTTTATTGGTATACCCATGATGTGCTGCCAATGTTTTCAGCTCATCTACTGGGGTTATTTTAGCCAATAGTGTTAATTCATCGCTCTTCATCAGTGGATACATTTCTTCTAAGAATTTTACTACAGGATTCTTCTTTGTTCGTTTGTAACCAATCCATTCATGAAATAATGTATTGTTAACAGGGGAGCATATGCATAATAGTCTCCATAACAGACCAGGATGCGATTGTAGCGCATTCCAGTGTTTATTGTAGTACTCGTTCACCGTTCTCACTAGATGCGCCTGTAGCTCATTGTCGTTGGTTTTTATGCTACTTATGTATCTGTTCAGCGTATAAAATGTTTTCTTTAATTCTTTTTGTTGGTTTTCATCTAATGATTCCCATATATTTAATTCATGACGATCAATGAGTTTTAATACTTCTGCCAATTCTAGTGGGTCGCTCATAACAGTTTATGTAAATCAATAATTTCATTTTGTCGAGAAAAATCTTTAATAATAAAAACACACAATGATTCATCATTAGTGGTTATTGGGTATGCTAATAAATTATTTTGTTTCAGGTGTGGGAAGTACCACTTTACATCATTATAAAAATTTGTTATGGTTACTGGTTTATATTCTACCCTGAAGCTAGTCAATGGATTATAGCAGAATGCTTCGAATCCTCTATCATTCAGAGATGTTAACGGTATTATTTCCACATCACTACCAGATAAACTATCACCAACGGCAAGACTCCAATCGACTGGTACCGTGATTTCATGTTCACCTATCTTCAACACTATGGCTGGACTATTAAATATATCTATGATCACCAATGGATGGAAGAAAAAATCAGGTGAACTAGGCACACTATTGTTTAGTATAGCATATCTTATGTCTTCATCCAATTCATCCGGTAAATGCGTTAAATCGTAAATTTTATTTTCGACTGTCAAAATTCTCATATCAATTCCATTCTATTTTTTTAACGGTATAATTATACAAAGCATCTTTGTAATATCGTTTTCGTTCAGTTAAGTGCCGTTTAGCAAATTTACAGGTTGATGTGATGTCCCAAATGTCTACATGTTCTTTGCCAAATCCTTTGCGTAACCCTCTACCAATAGACTGTATCACTCTCACAAATGATTTTCCAGGTTCTATCATGACTAAATTATATAAAGACACAATGTTAATTCCAACTGCCGCAACTCCTGCAGTTGCTATTAGTATTTTACTATTTTCAGTCTTAAATGTGTCGTATTCATCCTTGCGATCTTTAGTTTTTACTGCACCTGATACGAATACTGATCCCGGAATCAATGATTGTAGCATTTCTCCTGTATCAATGCGAGTCACCAGTACTAAGGTATTTCCAGATTCAGCAATGGATGTAATCATTTTTGCCATAAATTCAACTCTTTTTTTGTCGGTAACCAAATATTTTACTTCATCTGGGTATTTTTTAAATCCCATGAAATCAATTAATTGCATAATATGAATGTGACAGGTTGATAATATTCCCTGCTCTTGCAATTCTGATGCTTTCACTTCATTGACTACTGGGCCTAAACTGGTTAGCAATGACTGATAATTAAAATCTTCTTTTGGTATTGTTCCGGTTAGTCCCCACCTGATGGGGACATCTCTTAAATTCTGTGTTAATAATTGCCGCAGGACATTTGCTTTTGCTTGGTGTACTTCATCAACTATTACTGCATTAACTCCATCCAAAAATTTTTCTAAAGTAAGGGAATCATTATCAGTTGATTTTTTAGATGTTTTATCTAGTATGCCCAAAATTTGCCATGTACATATAGTATGGGTTTTATTTAATTCTTTACGTTCACCATAATATACACCAACATCTAATCCACAATTAACAAAATCTTCTTCTGTTTGTTCAACTAAACTTTTATTAGGAACAATAGTAATGGTTCTACCATATGGTTCACATACTTTAACCATTGTGGCAGTAGTTACCGTATTATGGGTTACTACATAGTTATCCGTTACATATAAATGGTCAGGATGATCAATCATTATGCATTTAACTGGCTCATGTGATACTTTTGAAACCCTATCGATTTTTAAATTCAATCTATGTTCATAATTATACTTATATCCCGTTTTGTCTTTTTTTCTGGTTAATGAAAATAGTTCCCATGGACGAGGATACCTAATATACACTTCATATGCTAATTTCCCACAACGTTTTTCGCCATTATGGGTATAAGTCGGGTGTTTAGTATATACATTAGTAATACCACCTATACTCCATATCAATTTTGATATATCAGATACTAATCGATTATTACATGTTGAAAATGAAATGCCACCGTTATTAGAAGTACCATCGCTATCCATTAGTCCACGAATTAATTCTATTCGTTGATTATAGCTTCCATTCATGTATATTTCAGGAATAAATTTATTATGGCTATATGTTTCCATTAAATTCAAATCCATTAATATTTTTACATACTTGTGAAATGACGACTGTTCATGTTTGAATCCTTTTTCTAATAAAAATTCAGAACGTTTATGGAATCTAGTCGTTTTGTCTTTAAATACTATTGCATAATCATATTTCCCCAAGTGTTTTAGTGTATAATCATCATCTAGTACACCTAATATTCTAGTCAGTATTTCGTCATCACCAGTTGATATAGTGATTCTACCATGTCTAAAACTGGCATCTCCAATCAAAAAACCAAATAACCACGGGTCTATTGGTAAATCAATATCTGAAACATCGTGTGATAATGATACCAATGGTATTTTTAACCCACGTGGTGCAGAATTCAATAATTTAATGATATCATGTGTGGTTATATGCCTCCAAACCCCTTTCTTGCTTCCTCGCCATGCATGATTATGAACTTTCCATATATGGTCTCCGCATGCTCTCGCAGTTCGTCCATCAACAAATGTAATTTCATATACATCCTTTTCTCCTGGGTAATAAGTATCAAGTACCGTCGAGTGTGTTCCGTCTGGAGTCAATACTATATCACCAACTGAAATCTGATCCATCTCGACGAACCCAGATGGTGTTAATACTTTACTATCAAGTGGCTGACATTTCCCGAATGACGTACACAGTTCCTGGATGCTCTGGGGATTAGTTACAAACAAATTTATTGCTTCTACTTGATCCTCTCGTAACCTAATAAGTTCTCCCTCTTTTGGGTGTCCTGTTGGCCATTTTGTATCACCCCAAAAATCAGTGGTTATTGTGGGGAAACTTAATTTAATTGGTTTACGAAGATCCTCAAAATCATCGATGACAATACCATCATCTTCTATTATTTTTAAGATTTCAGGTAAATGTACCAAGTAACCTGTTCCACCTATGCTAAAAAATTGGATAGATCCATCCCACCTACCAAGTTTAACGGCTGGTTGATATTTTGCAACAGGATCAATATATTTGAATTTTTTCGCAAGCTTTCGTCTAGTTTCAACAGGCAACCCTTCAAACTTACAATTTACTTCATCCAAAATAGTTAATTTACATGAATTTATCATTTGTTTTTATATTTTTCCATTCGTATTTCTCTGGCAGAATTCATTTGTTCAATTCTCTTTAACCTATTCTGATATTCACGATCTGTTTCCATTCTCCATATCTTAATATACGTATCATTAGTTTGTTTATCATATCCAAATGTTATAAACTTCCCTTCGTCAATTATATATTTAAGTTTTGAATACTCTTGATCTAATTTTTCTTTAACATCTTCAATAGTTCCACCATCGAAAATAGATAATACTGGAAAATGTAATACCTTTTCCATTTTAACAGAACGTTCATTCATAATATTTTTGAATACCTTGATTGAAATGATATAGTATCTTTGATATATATTTTAGTTGGATCATCAATGTCACTAAATTGAATTAATAACTCAACTTTATCAACTTTATCTATTTTAACAATAAATCCAGTTGGTGATATCCATTGTGATTCTAATTCTATATCATAGACCCCGAAAATATGTTGATTGACAACATGCCTGCCATACAATGAACGAACTATCATATTAAGAGTTAATTGTATCAATAATATTGGATGCTAATTTTCCATCATACTTTCCACCAAAAGCAGATTTCAGATATTTCATGATATCAGCTTTTGCTGTTTTTCCAGAACTGGTTATGTAAGAAGATATAATTTCGTTTAACTCATCTTCTGATCGCTGTTTTGGCAGATACTGTTCAATTATTTCACGTTCTCGTAAGTATGAATCCTTATCAGTTGCATGCAGTAAACACAAGTCTATATCTTTTATAAACTTTTTAATCACTCGAAGCACTTCATCATCGGTTGATAAACGTTTTCCGTCATTGATACCAACATTGGCTGCTTCACTATATAATGTTGTTAATAGTGATATTGCTTGTTTGTCTACAGCTTGTTTGCGTAAGTTAGTCAAATCATCTTTAATTTTGTTGATTAGGACTGTCATTTTTATTTTTCCGTTATTATAATTTCTGTTATAGGATTGATACATATGCTAGTGTACTCAAAACAAGCATTATTATGACTAACCATAAATTTAGTTTGTCTAGAATATCCACACCTTATCCCAATAATGTTTGTTTTTTGTTAGTGGCAGGTGTTGGCATCAATCGCCTCACTGCTGATAAGAATACAGTTAGAGCAATTGATCTATCATAATTTGAATTAATAGAATCATTTACGATATCAATTGCCGTGAGAATAGCATAACTGTGCTCTGGTTTATATAGACTTAATGCTACATTAAATTGTTTATGGTACATTATTCTAGAAAATACAGAATACAAATTTTCATCAGGAAATCCAACCAATGGTTCGAATCCGATTCTTCTTAATTTTTCGTCTAATGCCGCCGAGTCTTCGACAAATATACTTTGATTAAATGGGACAAATTCGACTTCTAAGGTTCTAGCAGTGACTTCACCATGTTCTAAATTCCGCTCATTCCATAATTTACTCATTGTCACTTTTTTTCTAAATTTTTTCCAATAATCCGTGATATCCAAATTCAGTAGTTCTCGTTTTTTCATTGACATTGTGTTCGCAACCGTGTGTTATATGTTAAGATTGTAGTACGTCCGATAAAATATTTGATAAAATGGTTGGATCTTCCAATTCATATGAAAACCATTCCATATGACATACTAGATCGAACCATTCTTCTCTATTATGATAGCAAGGTTGTTCAATTTCTGCCAATGGTGTTGACATTGGGTATGCGATGTTATGTGCGTCTGTTATTACTGGTATACCGTTTATGACGGCTTGTATAGCAGGTGAGGATGATGAATTGATCACTATCCAAGCATTTTCTAATGAAAAATCATAATCATCGTATGTGCTTGGTATTTTTACTGGCTGCTGAACACTAACATTATAGTTGGATAAATCTTTGAAATATGGTTCACGAGGATGTGGTCTAAATATTATAGGTCTATCGGTATATTCTCTGACTGATTCAATCATATTAATCAGCCAGTTATTGACGTTACCGTGTTTCCAAAGATGACTATTTGTTCGTTGCCCACATATAAGAATATGTTCACCAGTAGTATTCCATGGTTTAAGTGCCATACCTATGTGATGATGTCTATTTGGTTGGAATGTTTTATTTGGTAGGTTAAGTCCATTTATACCGATTCGCCACAATGTATTACGGTTTAATGAACTAACTTCTATCACTATGATAGGTTTATCAGTGGATGCTGCATGCTCTAATACAAATTTATTTGGCTCCATTCTTCCATGGAACAGCAACGACCATATTATATATAAATCCGCATCATATGAGTTATATACAATGTCATGATTTAATTTTGATAATCCTCTTGTTATACAATTAAAAATAGGTGTCGAATTTAATGCACCGTATTTAGTAAATATTGATATCTTCATCCTATATAGAATCTTGCCATTTGTCGCAGTTCTTCTAATGTTCCATTATTTTTCATTCTATTTGCTTTATATGATATAATCATAATATTATCTGGTTCGTACCCTTTTGCCGAATCGATCCTATCTACACTAGGACTATTATCACCAAGATCGCGCCTATTGTAATCTATACTAATATTTAGTAATGGGCATGATATCGGGAAACTTAGATTATTCAAATCACAAATTGTAAGGCTAAATTGTATCCCACGTTTCTTTGCACTACTTTTTAATTGATTTAACATTTTATTAAGATTTTTATGATGCATACTGTTATATAAAAATATTATAGATACAGTATTTATAAATATTGTTTTTGGAGAATATATGATAGTTCCAACACGTTTAGGCAACAACCCACCATCATCACCATTCATTTATACAGCTGGTGACTCCCATTACTTCGAACTACATGGAAAACCACTAATTAATAGCATATTAACAAACACCAATTATCCAATTCATATTCATTTATATAATCCTAACAAAAAACAATTAGAATGGTTACAACAGGATAGAGTAACCTATTCATATGAAAAAATTTCAGTCATGGTATTTGAAGATATGGTAGATGATTGGTTAACCAGAGACTACTTTGATAACCATCGGGAAAAGCAGATGTACGATAAAGGTATTCTGTATGGAAGGGAAAAATTATTAGATATAATTATTAAAACTTATTATGCATGTTGTAGATTTATTAGGCTAAATGAAATTCTATCAAAAGGTTCTCGTTGTTTAGCTATAGATATTGATGGGATTGTGATAAGAGATTTCCAAATCACGATGGAAAATGAAGATAAAGATTTTTATTTGTACAGAAAACAATCTGGAGAACATTTAGCTGGTGCAATATTATTCACTGAGAGGTCTAAACAGTTTTTATCGGATTTTGCAAATAATATATATGCGGAATTGGAACGAGATAACATATATTGGTTTTTAGATCAGGTTGAACTTGATAAATGTGTAGCAAAGTATAATGCAGGATTATTGCCAATTGGTTATATAGATTGGGAAATGAATGAAAATAGTTATATATGGAGTGCAAAAGGTAATAGAAAAAGTAACTGCATTTTTATTAATGAGCAGCAGAAATATAATTTTTAATTCTATTCCATAATGTTCCTATACCAACTTCATAATTTGACCAATGAATATTAGCTATTTTATGAATCCATTCATCACGGTCAGGCATTGATGGATTTTCAATAGATGATATATCATTTCCTGAACATTCACTGGCCCAACTATTTATGGGATCATATATAATATTTGGTATTCCTTCTATTATGGAAATTACATTTGGAGTAGAATTGTATCCTACGGTACACCAGCAATTATCCAAGTCTTGTCGTATATTTTCATTAGTGGAAACTATTACATTTTTCAATGTTTTGTTTATTTCCACTTTTATAAAATTTTTGTATTTGTCGCCAGGATGTAGCCTAATAATAATTGGTCTATCACTGTATGTTCTTATGTCATTTACTGTAGTAAATATCCATTCTAAGTGATTATTTCCAAAAAGGTTCCATCCATTACTTCGTTGGCATAAAATAAGAATGTGTTCACCAGATTTCCGCCAAGGTTTTAATTTGACATTATGATATAAACTAAAATCATTCCATTTATTACGATCTATATTATCTAATAGATAATTTCCATTTTCTGGATATACAGAATTTAAACTATATCTATGCCAATATTGTGAACTATTTGAATAATTTAAGATATTACTGTCAATATAAATCCGTGGTATATTATTTAATTCGAGTGATGTAATAATATGTTTTCTTAAATTGTTTTCTGTGGTGTATCCAAGAATTAAACCAGCATCAATAGAAGTATCTAATTCAAAAACGCTTGAGTAATATTCAATAACAGAGTCGCTATGCGATACTCCTCTCATAAATGAATTCATTGCAGAAAATTTATGAGGATGTTTTGTTATGTTATTTACTGAATTATAAAATATACCGACTTTCACTAATTTTTACAATACGTTGTTAAATTATATTCTTTGTGCCATACATTTGCCATTCCTTTATCTGCATATTCTTTAATGCACGGTGCACCTATGGTATAATGTATTATTTTAGCATTTTCATTTGGATTGTATTCTAAATCTAACCAGTTCCATTCTAGTGGCAATTCACCAATTCTTTCATCGTCGATCCATTTAAATCGATGTAAGTCAGCTCCAGTAGACTGCTGAACAAATGATGGGGTTAATATCCTGTTTGCATCTGAGTGACAGTTCCATAAAATTACACTGGACCAATTTTTTCTAGGGTAATTATCATTACTTGCGCCAAAATATTTGGTAGGATATTTTGTATTGTAATCATGTTTGGCAACTAAAACATCTTTTGCATAATGTTTCATATCCCATAATTCTGCAATATCTCCTTGAACAATCATATCACCATCCAAAAAAATAGCCCATCCCTCGTATCCAGTTAAATATGGTACAAGAAATCGGCTATAAATGAAATCATTGCTACCGTCTGTATGCGATTCAGTATACTCTTGTATTAAGTTAAGTGCTAACGGAATTATTTGAACAGGTTTGCTTGAATTTCTAATAATGCTATTTACGCATGTATGAAATGATATCGCCTCACGGCTATCATATCCAATAAATACTGGTATCATAATATATCCTCATTTTATATATATATATTATTTATCAGAATATTTTCCATGTGAATCCGGTAATTCCAGCAAATTCATTGCCAGAATTGGTTTCAGGGACCATTATTCCAATATAAGGACGCAAATTTTTGCTGATTTGGTAATAAACATCAATAACAGCACCTGATAAATTATTATTACCGCTGTAATAATCACCTGTTATGATGAATTTGTTAATTTTATATTTTATACCAGCTTGAAAATTAAATGGTTGATGAATTGTTGCTAATTCATCATTGACATAATACCCCCCGAAATGGGTTGATAAAGTGTCAGAAATGCTATAAGTGATATCAGCATACGAGGTTGCATGTAACTTTTTAGGAGTATTTCCAAAATTATATCCAGCCTGTCCACCAATCTCAACTGAAATTTTATTGAATGAAACTCTTCTAGCTAAGTTTATATAGGTATCATTTTCATAATTTTGCATTTGATCTCCCAAAAGTTTTACATTTGCTATTTGCACACCATATGTCCATTGTGGGCCATAATCCATAAATGACCAGTTATTATATAACGCATTTCTGTATATATTCCATTCACCGGAAAATATTTTTTTATCATCACCACCGTTATTATGATCAATAATCGCAGTGTTAGCATATATATTTGATGATATTAAAAAAATTACCCATTTAAGATAATTGAGCATCGTCCAATCCAGCAACTCGTAATTTAGTAATATTAGTTACTTGCCACTGTTTAATATCTAATCCTTTTATTATACCGGTATATAAATTACGAATTTTAGAAACTTCGCCTATTAATAAATCCATATCAGCAATGGAAGCTTCCCCTTTGACAAATTTTTCAATCTCAGATGATTTTAATACTTTTTGATATGTTAACAAGTATTTTTCGTATTCGACTTTATAAATCTTATTACGTTCTATATTTAAATAATGCAAAATAGCATCGATGTCCTGTAACTGTGAAAAACGATGTTCAACAATTCCAGGTAACGCTTGAGATATTTTCTCAAGCGTACCTTTGATTTCACATTCAGTCTTTGCATTTTGGTATTCTGCATAGTAATAAGATACTGCATCCGGTATTTTGGAATCATCTCTAACTACAATAGAATACCAATTCATTACTCATCATCCCATTCATCATCTTCAACAGATTCTTCATCACCAAGATAATAATGGATAGCCTCATCTAAGGTATCATCATATCCTAAAGAAGAATCCAATAATTTATCTCTGACACCATGATCAGCTAATAATTCTATATATCTTTCAGCAACGGTGTCAATTAATTTCCTATCTAAATATTCTTTAAAAAACAACCATATGTCTGCAATTTGATTTTCATTCATATTTTTTCCTTAATTTTCTTGTGTTGATAACTCAAAAAACCACCCATTGTATGATTTATTAGTATTTACATATCTAGCGATCACATACTTTGGTATGTTATTTTCTAAGCAAAATTGTTTTACAGTAGTCTGTAATTGAAATTTAATCCCAGCTGGTGTAGTAATCTGATATGGTCTTGTGTTTATTTTATTTCCGTTCATCTTGACAATCATATTATTGATCGTGTCATCAGAATGTGTCTTTCCATACATTGGATTATTTTTACCAGCTCTATATTCACCTTTATTATGCACTGGTCTGCTTGAACCAACATTGCATTCTACATTTATTAATTTCCAATTCTTACTACTACCTCTGTTCGGTATATACCCTTTCTTGTATGCATCAACAATACCATGGTATGAAATTCCATTAATATCGCAAAATTTTTGTAATCCACCGTGTATCAAATATTCTGTACCATCTGGTGAAATAATTTTCCAGTGTTTTGATTTATTATTGTCACTCCCATACCTATTAGGCCATTTTTCAGGATTTTCTTTTCTAGCTTTAGATATTCCAATACTAATGCGTTTATTTGCCTCTAATGAACGTACTGTGGTACGTCCACCTGTGTCCAAGTTTAAACAATTTTCATCGTTTAACAATTCATTGTTAACATATTTTAATTCCAGTTCATTCAATTCTTCTCTAGAATATGCATATTCTAGAATCTCGCGTATTATTCCTGCTTTACCATGGATTTTTATATATGCTTTAATTAAAATACCAGATCCTACATATGTAGGATCTAATGTAGTTTTGCTAATTATTTTATGTTGTCCTATATAAAACTTACCATTCGGTAATGTTGATTTATAAATAAACCCATATATATTATTCGATAACATCTGGTTTATCGATTACTAGTGATTGTTCAATTTGTTCAATTTTTTCAAAATATTCATTCATGATTTTATCATATATATTATCTGCATTAGTAGCCCATTCTGATTTTGTATATTTATGAATTACACCATCAATATCAATATATGCAAACCTGTTTCCATCCTTTACAATCAACTTATTTTTCTCAAACAAATCAAATAATCCACTATACGGGTCTAATCCATGTTCCCATGGGATGTGTAATTCAATTTCTTCAAATGGTTTATTATATCTGGTTTTTGCTACCATACATTTTGCTCTAATTCCTTTTACATCTGAAACTTTATTTCCTTCTTCATCAAGTTTTAATTTAAATTTTTGCATTGATATAACTATACTAGCAGCATAAATTTGTCCTTGACCACCGCTAATTACATCATCAGTTGGTATGAATGATTGTGCTGCATAGGTGTGGTTAGTTGCAACCAATCCTACATTGTAGCTACCGAACATATTCACACAATTTCTAACTAATGCGGTTAATGCTTTGGGTTTTCTACCCATATCACCTTTTAAATCACCTTTATCAAATTGATCAACGTCAGTTGGTGTCATTAACATTCCCAATGAGTCTATTACAAAAAGAACTTTTGGCGCATCATTCAATGACTTATATTCTTTCATGAACTCACTGATTGTTTTGGCAACATCGTCAATCATTGCCATATTTAACTTTAACAACTTATCTTCCGTAGTTTGTACCCCCAATGCATTGAGCCATGATTCATCTAAGGCATTTTCGCTATCAATCAACACAACAAAAATGCCTTGTTCTTGTGCATTCTTAATTACATTACCGGAGCATATATAACTTTTTCCAGAACCAGTTTGGCCTGCTACAATTGCGACCTTACCTAATGGTATTCCTTTTTTAAAATCTTTAGAAATCAAGAAATTTAATGCATATGAACCAGTACTGATCCAATCTGTTGGATCATTGAATCCTATACCAAGTCCTTCGATTGATTTAGTCAACGATTTCCTGAATTTTGAAACATCGAATGGTTTCATAGTGTTTCTCCTAATGTAAGAATAAAGTGGAAGAATCATTCTTCCACTTTATTTAGATGTGATTATTGTTCTCTGTTTCTGATCATATTGATAATGTCATTTGCTCTATTACCACCTGCAGCTACTTTTGGTGTAGCTTGTTGGGTTGGTTGGGAAGCAAACGGAGAATCATCATCGTCATTAGTTGATGCCGCTACTACCGTTGTTAGTTTCGGTTTTACTGCTTGTTGAACAGTGCGTGATGGTGCTGATGAAGTTGCATTTTTGACAGCAGATTCTTCATCATTAAAACCAGATGGTTTAAAATGATTACCCCATCTTGCCATATCAAATGGTTGTTCTTCCATACTTGCATCGAACATTTCTTTAATGATTTCTTGTTCTTCCGCAGTTGGTTTTTTAGGTAAAAAGTCACGTAAGTTAAACAATCCAAATTGATTGATTGCTTCTACATCTTCATCTGATAATGCACGTGAATGTCTTGACCAAGATGAAGATGCATAATCCGCATATTTACCCTTGGTGGTTTTATTGATCCTAAAATCAATACCATTTACATAATCTGCTGGGTCTTCTTTATTCTCTGGATCAAGTATAAAGGTTTTAACCAATTGATGAATCTGTGGTCCAATTATAAATCTTCTAATTGGATTTTCTGGTTTATCATCTGGTCCTTCTTTTAAACCGTCAACTACAACTAATCCTTGGTAAAGATAACTTCTTTTTTTCCAGTACGTTCTTGCAGTTTCTTCAAACTCAGTCCCCCAGAATGGGTTTACTGCTGCAATGATTGGATCTGATTCCCCGTACATTTCCATACATGGGATTTTTACTGTGCATGGTTTGCTACCGATTTCATCCTTGATACCAGGAAATGGTAGGTTGATCATTAATCTTTCTATCCAGATAAAAGGATTTGCTGAATCACTATCTGGTAAAAATCTAATAGTAGTTGTGGTATTTTCTGGGATATTCCAGAAAGGGTATAACGTTTTGTCTTGATTTGTTCTTGTTACAACACCAGAACGTCTATCTTCTTGTTGTTGTAATTTTGCTCTCATTTGTTCCATTCTTGATAATGCCATAATTGTTTTCCTATTTTAAATTGCCATAATAAAGTGCCGAAATGGTATAAAATACCAATAGTTTATAAACATGGTAGTTGACTTTTGCCAACCACCATGTTATGATTAATACAAGATTACTCTTATATACCTGCTAGTTTTTTAATCTTATCAGATTCGTGGACATAACGAAGCTCTTTAATAGCTTCGGCTGCCACTTTGGTTGCAGGTTTACCAAATTCTTTTTCTACTGAAAATATAACCCCGGTTTCCCCTTTAGGGAATGTTCCGGTGTGTCTATCATACATAGATTTAACAAATTCTACGATTTTTTCGCCATGACCTTGATCATCGTTATCCTCGTGAAAATAATCTTCCACATTCAAACCAGACATGATTATAGCGTCTTTTAATGTTAACTGCCCACCATTAAACTTGATTGTGTCAGTTAATTTTACCCCAGCTATTTTAGCTCGTTCTACCACTTTTGCAAATCGTTGAACTGATTGCGTTTGCATAGGAGGTTGTGCGGATGTTTCCGGTGATGCTGGTGCAGCTGGTGCTGGTTCGGGTGCTGGTTCAGCTGGCGCACTAGCATCAGGTATTTCGATTTTATCAGCCATTTCTGGATTGTGCAATCTAATATAATCTACAACCCAACTACGAATATCAGAATCATTATCAATTTCATCGTCATTTTTTAAATCATCTAATATTTGAAAAAAATCTTCATCTTTAATTATATTTTTCAAACTTTCAACAGCATTTACGCCATTTGCACCAAGTAACAATGGTTCTTGGAACAGTTCATTGATAGCTGCAACTAACGCATCTTCTTGTGACGGATCAGTAAAAATATCATCTTCTTCTTTTACCAAACTATCAATATATGATTCATATTCATTCAATGTTTTAACAACAGCATCAATACCATTGGATTCTTCCAATTGTGTTTCTTCTTCAGAAAAATCAGCTGGATTTAATGTTTCAATTTTAGTATTGTTCATTAATTTGTATATGTACGGGAATGCTGATGTTAAATCTTCATTAAATAATCTAACAGTCAATTTATCAACCCAATCATTCATTATTTCTTCTGGTATTTCTTGATATTCATTTTCAACGTATGATTCAGAAAATTGTTGATAAAATGCTTGACCGTGTAATTGACCAATATGTTTTTTCAATTCATCGATTCGCTCTGTTACTTTTGTTTGGACAGAATTCATTGCTTCAGAAACAACTTCATTTTTTCCGACATACGTTTTAAACATTCTCAATTTGGACAATTCTTCACTTAATCCGGTAATATACGTCCCTATATTATCATATGGATTTCCATTATTAGAAACATGTCTTGCCATTGCACGTGCACCATTTAAGTGTTTAAATGGGTATTTAAAACGTTCTCCTGCTGAATTTTCTACAAATATACTATCAATGCCATGTGCTCTTCCTTGTGGAATTTCACCATTAATTGGTCTAGAATGTTTCACTACCAGTCTAGCTTCTCCAATATTTTGGTAACTAGTTTTATTAGTACCCCACAATTTACTTTCATTCATTTGTTTCTCCTTACGATTTTTTGACAAAAATCCATAATCTTTTTCATCCAAAGATTTTAAAATATCCCTAGCTTCGAAATTCATAAGTCTACGTTTGGCAAATTCCCTCATTCTTCTAAGAAAATTAAACCACTTTTGTTTTGCTCCATCTAATGCATCATGAACGATGTCATTACTGAACATGACAACTAATCCATCATCATCATCAATCGATATGGTAATAGAACCAAGAGATTTACCTTCATTTTGAAATTCAAATTCAAAATATCTGGCTTCTTCTGGTTCATCAATTACTTCTGCATCTTCATTACCTAATTTAATAGTTGAGAATTCGGATCTAAGTGTATTAAAAAGTTCTTTTGCTATTTTATTTAAATTTTTATTCATGTTGTATTTATCTAAAATGAATACTTTGCCAAGAATATCGGCATAGGAAATTCGAATTCTTCTTCTGCTAAAAAGTGTTCTCTAGCACTAAATGATTCAAATATAGTCGGGTCCCAATCAGCTAAAACCTGACTCATCCTAACTAGCAATAATAATGCAGCCACCAAGTCATCCTGCTGTCCCTGCTTGGCTTGGAAACTAACCCCGGTTGCAATATATACCTTTAATTCACTAATTAATTGTTTAGAATATATTTTCATTTTTTTAGATTCGATGAGATATTTCAATCTAGCAGCTGCATTAATTTTAGTTTTATGGGTTGTACTAAATCCTCTTCGATATTTTCTAACATGTCCTTTTTTCTGAGGTTCACACAGAAACATTCCTGGAAAACGCTCTTCACCTAATTCTTTAATACACACCAATCCGGCTTCACCAACAGTGTTATTTTCAATACTCCAATATAAACTATTATTGTTTTCATGCCCAAGTTCTTCAATAATATATAATAAAATTTCTCGTAAAATTCTTATTTGTCCTTGGATGGGTGTCAAATTATGATTCCATTCTGCAACTTGTTCAAATGTTGGTAATTCAAATACTTGAATAGCTGCATTGTTACCACCAGTTCCTAAACTTGGATCTAATGAAACCAAATATGTTTTGTCTTTCTTGATTTCTCTATACCACCTGGATTGTCCCATGTGTCTCAATGGATTTATACCATTCATTTCTGAAAGGAATATTGGATTTATTAAAGTTTCTTCAAATGTAATAAACTTGCATTCATGCTCTCGTTCAAATTCGATGTCTGAAAGTTTTGCACGTTCCTGAAATGCCCACTTATCATCACGTTCTGGATGGCTTCTCCAATCAGCAAAATATGGGTAGAATCCATTTACACCTATTTCTGTTTCATTACCATGTTCATCAAACTTATTATTTGCTTCTTTCCATAATGTCGCAAATAGATCTTCATCTGTGTTAGGTGTTGACGTAATTATCGCTTTACCACCAGTTGATAATGTTGGCGATATTGATCTCCACATTGCATCAGTGATATTTGGTAATACATATGCCAACTCGTCCATATATAATAATGATATGGACATACCACGTCCGGTGGTTTCGGTTGTGGTGGTAGATACTATTCGTGAACCATTATCAAAATCAATAGACCCTTTATTATATGATACAACACCTGCTCTTATAAAATCTGGACATAATTCATATGCATACCTGATACGCTGCATAATTTCTTGTGACCCAGTAAATTTATGAGCTGCAACTAAAATAGTTTGATCAGGATTGAACATAGCATGCCATAACAAATATCCTGCAGCACATGTGGTTTTTCCGCATTGTCGAGCAATCATGTTTATTGACAATCTATGCTTGTGGTATGCGTCCAGTAGTTCTAATTGGAATGGAAATGGGTCAAATAATAATTTGCCCTTGGTAGGATGTTGAATATAAAAATAATGAGTTAGAAAGTGTATGTGTCCATTTTCTGGGTCCATACACTTTGCAAACTCAATTAATTGATGTTCTGAATATTGTTGTCGCGTGTGCGGGGTTTTTACTAAACTTGTATTTGCCGCCATAGTTGTCTCCTGCTATTGTTTTATTTAGCAAGAGACATGTTCGTGTTATCTATTTTTTACAAATTGATACAATGATTCTAGTTTTTGTTTAACTTCCAATGCAGGATGTTCAGCACGACCTACTTTACCATTTGGAGAATGAATATCATTACTTGGTGGATTAGTAATATGTTTCAACGATGCATATTTTACATCAGGTGAATTACTAAATTCATCAGATAATTTTTCATGATCATCAGATGACCCAATTATCATAGTTGCATCTTTGTTTAATTCATCATGTCCAACTGGTGGAATTGGGTTACCATTAGCTTGATTACCTTTTTCAATATTACGAATAACATCTAATATATCATGAATTCCACCTTTACCAGAACCAGACATATTGATAGTCATACTAACATTATCAGATTGTGAGGTTGTTGGTACCATATCACCACCGCATTCAGTTACAGTATTTTCTTTCATAATTGATTCTTCCATGTCAGGTTCTCCATATTCTTGATAATAATCTTCAAAATCAAAATCTTGTATTTTTCTACGTAAATGAATTGACTTGCCTGCAGCAGCTAATGCTTTACCACGAAGATATTCAGCGTGTTCAATATCACCATTTCTAGCAGAACTCATTGCATCATCCATTATATCATTAACAGAATCACTCATATAAGACAATGCATCATCATCATTTGAATAATCAGCGGTATCATAATCATGATATTCTTTTACTTCTTTCTTTTTAGCATCTGTCCAACGATCATCATATTCGTCAGGCATATCATCTTCATCATCACGTTGATTATATCTACCTGTTGCGTCTAGTTCTTTATCATGTTTTTCCCAGTCAAAGTC